AATAATAAAATAAATTTGTTATAAAATTTGGAAGTTTAAAAATTAATTTTTATATTTGCAAAATAAAATTAAATAGTGATATGAAATCAATAATTCTAACTTTATTTCTACCCTTGTTTTTATATGGTAAAGGTAATCCTTTATATGCTTGGGAAAGCTCTAAACCTAAAACGTCAGTTGTTGCAAAATATACAACAACTGAACCTACGACAAAAGCAGTTGAACCTCCTAAGGAAAGACTACGAGAGATGATTAAAACGTTTATACAAAGTCATTATACTGATGTTTACTTTGATAAAAATTCATTATTGCCAAAAGAATCTTCTACTTCTGCAATAGGAATGCTTGTTAATTATATGAAACAAAATCCTGAAGCGACGGTCACTCTTGTTGGCCACATTGATAAATCAGGAAGTGTAGAATATAACCAAAAACTTTCGTTGCAGAGAGCTGAAAGTGTTAAACAGATAATGGTTGAAGTTGGCGTTGATAGTGACCGAATAATCACACAAGGTGGTGGAATTGAGGAAGAAGATAATTCTTATTTGTCGAGACGGGTAAAAATAATATTAAATTGATGTTCTCTCTTTTTAGAGTTAATATATATTTGTTCCAATTAAAATTATGATTGCGGTGGGAAGTTAATTCCTGCCGTTTTTGCATTTGATAAATTGAGGTGTTACTTATTTCTAAATACCTCTGAAAATTAGTATTTTTGTTAAAATTTTTTAGAATGACTAATTTAGAATTTGTTTCAACAATTATCAATAACTTGAAACATCTTACTAAAGATGAACATATTAGTAGACGGTTTATTTTAGAAGTTGGTAAGACCGAAGCGACCAATTTGATTTCTCAGAAATTATTGGAGAAAACGATATTTAGAGAGGACAATCTATTTAAAACAATTCGTTGTTTGGAGATGATACCTCAAGATGTTGTGAGGTGTGGGATTTATGAATTTCAGAGATGTAAGAGTGTGATGCGTTCTAAAAAGAAATTACCAAAGCTATTATACAGCAGGTATGGTAATTCTATTATAGAGGTAACAAGTGTAGATAGTAACATTTTATTTCTACCTATCACTTTAACAGATTATAAACTTTTAGATAAGCGATTTAGACGCAAAAACGCTAAGAAAAACAGTTATTACTATGTTCAAGATGGCTATTTATATTTGCCTGACAGTGAGATAGAATATGTAGATGTTACACTGATAACTCTTGAAGATAAGTGTGTAAGTGATTTGTCTACTTGTGGAGCAGCTGAAGAGTCAGCTTGTAAATCTTTATGGAATTGTGAATTTACATGTCCTGATAAATTAATGTCTACTGTAATTGCTCAAACAATACAGAAAGTTGCAATGGGTAGACAGATTCCGACAGATGAGTTACCAAACTTAGATAGTAATCAAAAAACAGGACAGAAACTTTAGTAATTTATGATAAAGAAAAGAAATGGGAGAAAGGGTCCGTATGTGATGAATACTACGGACGAACCTTTTAAAGTTTCATCGGGTCCTCGATTGCGAGAGATGTTGAAACGATATAATAAGAGCAAATCAGGTTTAGGGAAAGGAAAAACCATAGTCACTCGGGAAGAACTAATGAAGATTGTTCATGCGATATTAAAGAAAACAGCTGATAAGTTGGTGGAGAATGAAGGAGGGGTGTTGTTAGATGGTATTGGGTATTTCTTCGTATGGGCGATTCCTAAAAGACAGGGTGAAATTTCGAGAAGGTTTGTAAATGGAAATGAGTTAAGATATTTATATAATCATCAAACTCAAGGATATGTTTACACTCCGTTGTTATTAACAAACGCTTTAAAAAGAAATGAATTACTCCAACCTTGGAGTATGGATTATACATTTAGTACAGTGATTAAGAAGAAATTGGCAGTTAATCTTAAAGCAGGTAAAAAGTACAAAATGTATTATAGTTTAATAAAAGCGTTGGGTACAAAGAGTAAAAATAAAAAGCGTAGAGCTAAATATATAGGAAAATACGCTATTCCTTCATAACTTTCAATGACTTTTCGTAACTAATGACGCGTTTTGACGCGATTTTTAATAACTATATAGGAAAATTTTAATAATGACTTTAAGTGAAATTGTAGCAGAGATAAAGGTGGATTTTAAATCTTACTATTCGACAGGTTTATTAGATGAAGTTTCTATGGAGAGATGGGGTATCCAAGCCTTGAGAATGTTTGGTAAGAGTGTGATGACTTTACATGAAGCGATTGTGGATGTTTCTTGTGGTCAAGGTGAATTACCTTTGAACTTTTTCGCATTGTATGCTGCATATGAGTGTACACCTATTAACTATTCAAAAGTTAAAACTACAAAAGCTTTACAAGGTGTGAGACAGTGGAAAGAAACAAACGAAAAGATAAAGAGGTTTGATACTTGTAATGAATGTTGTTCTTGTGAAGAAGAGCGTGTTATAACGGAGAAGATTTATTTTGAAACAGATGAATATCAGTTTAACTATAAACCTATGGGATTGTTGTCTCTTGGTAAATATAGAAATAAGTCTGCTATAGCAGAGGAGTGTAGAAATAAACATGTTCACACAAATCCTAAGGAGATTATGATAAAAAATGATATAGTTTTCACTAATTATCCTGAAGGTACCATTTATATGCAATACTTCGGGTTAGAAGAAACTGAGGAAGGGGATATAGAAATCCCTGACTCGTCTCGTGGAGCAGTCGCAAAATATGTAGAAGATTATATTAAATACAAAGTGGTGGAGAAGATAGTGTTAAATCAAGATGATACTAATTTAGTTAATCTTATGGGTCTACTTAAAGCAAATATGCAAGAGAGTTATTCACTTGCTAAAGCAGATGTAAATTTTGATTGTTTGACACCTGAATCTTTCAGAAAACTTAAAATGTTAAATACGAGAGATTTACAGGCTTATTCTACACCTATTGAAAATATAAAAACATGGTAGTTAAATGAAAACAGAACAGAATATAAACATACCTACTAAGGGTATGGACACCGATTCCCACCCTTCTCGTTTAGGACAAGAAAGTTATGTTTTTGCTTTAAACACCGCAATTGAAGAGTATGTGGGAAATGGTACACCTATGTTACAAAACGAACCTTCCAATATATTGTGTTCTAAATTTAAAGAAGGTTATCGTGTGGTGGGATTTAAGTCTCATTTACCAAGTAATAGGGTTTATTTCTTTTTAACAAATCCTGCTAACGGTCGTTCGGAGATTGGTTTCATTGAGGGAACACCTCAGATGCAATCAATTGAAGAAGCTGAAACTTATTGTGGGTGTGATTTATCTGTTGTTCTTCAATCGTTGGAGGACAACATTGCTAAGTTAACTATCCCTACTTGTAAATACCAAACTTTAATAGGTGACAACTGTACAGATGAAAATGGTAATTTTAAACAGGAAAAACCGTGTTTGAACTTTTCATTGAAATATCCTATTAAGGAGGGGAATATCATTATAAAGACTGAAAAAGTAGGTATTAAAATGTATTGGACGGACGGTTTAAACCCTCCAAGATTTTTTGATAGTTACTTACATGAAGAGAAAAATTATTACAATAAAACAGGTTTGACTTCTTGTGGTGTGGATTATGATGTTAAAGATGTCTGTGTCGATTGTGAGAAGTTGAATGTGTTTCATGGTTTTGCGAAACCTTGTCTTGCAGTAGAATCTGTGGTAACAGGTGGTAACCTAAACATGGGTATATATCAGTATATGATAGCCTATTCGGATTCAGAAGGAAATGAATTGTCTCCTTACTTTTCTTTAACCAATCCTGTTACTTTATTTGACGAAGGTAAACATTCTATGAGTGAGTCTGATAGAAATGCTCCTTCGGGTAAAGGGATTGCTTTAAAGATAACCAATCTTGATACTACTTTTAAGAATTATAAAATCATAACGATTAGGAGAAACGACGCTCACTTTACTGAAAATTATTTAACCGTGGGTGTGTATCCTGTATCTACAGATAAAGTTTTCCACGATAGAGAAGACGCTTCTGATATACCTCTCACAAGGGACAGAATCATGGCTTTAAGGAGTCTTTATAAGACGGCTAACATAATGTCTACCTCAGGTGGTTATCTGTTCCAAGCGGGGCTTAAAACGCAGGAAGAAATAAACTTACAACCTGTTGTAAATCTTATGGGTGGTTTCTTACAATGGAAATCTGCATTGGCGTTAGAGGATTTATATAAGGATGGTGCGAATGTATCTAATTATCAATCTTATTTAAGAGATGAAGTTTATCCGTTTGGGTTAAAATTTCAAACAAATGATGGTTATATAACACCTGTATTTCCACTTGTACCTCCACCTCCTACGAAAGAGGCTGTTGCTAATTACTCAGGGTTGAATTATGAATCTGTAAATCGATTTGGCGGGAACTGTGAGGAAAACAAGAGAACGAAATTTTGGCAGTTTGAGAATACAGCAACGGTTGAAGGTAAAGCTCCATCTAACTTTAAAACCTGTGTAGACGACCCTTCAGGTTGTGAAGAAATAGAAGATACTCAGAAAAGTGTTTGTTCTATAGAGACTTATAGAAACGAAGAAGAAACTTCTTGGAGTTTTAAACCGTCTCAGAATTTCACAGATATGACAAGGGAAATAGAAAGTAATCCTGAAATATTGAAGGAGAATGACCCTGTCTTGTATGACAAATGGATTAACAAGTTTCCTGATTTTAATTGTGACCCATCTTTTCTTGATTTTGAAGGTGTTTCTTGTAAACCTTACACGGTTACAGGTTCCAAGATGATGGTTGATGAGTATGAAGAGAAAGAAAGAGTTACACAACCTGCTCCATTAGACGAGTATCGTTTGATACAAGATGTAGAAAAAGATGATGAAGATTATGTAGGAGTGGATGCTTTTTCAGACGGTGTATTTATGAGGGATAACAACGGTCGAGTTATGGATGACCGTGGATTTGTTGAAAGTTTTATTTCTCACTTTGATAAAGACACTACTGATGATAAAGGGTTGCTTAGTTATCCGTTTGGTTGTATTCCAAAGAGGAGAAAGACAGACAATTCAACTTCTACTGAAATTAAAAGGTTGTGTAAAGTCAAACCTACTACAAACGAAATAACTGTAAATAACGGGAATAAGTTTTACGGAGGTATTATTCACACGACTGACCAACGATATGTGCATGATGAGAACGACCAAAGTTATTTAAACAATCCTGTACGACCTATTCTTGAAAGTTATAATGAAAAATGTAATCTTAATGAAGGGAGAGCTTTAAGTTATTTGATGAGTCTTCCTACAAGTGTTTGGTATGAAACAAGTAAGTCTGTTTTTAAAGATGCTGCTCATTTTAATTCTGCATTTACAAATAAGTTGTCTAAATCTGTTTTTACAGAGGCTGTAGATGTTATTGAACCTTATTCTATCGCGGAAGGACATGCAATTATGTCCAATGCTACTTGGTTAAAAATTAATCAGAATAAAAATGAAGAACCTGTTGTTCTTGATTTCCATAAAGATGAAACTTCTGATGTAGATTTTAGAACCGCTGATGAAATAAGAATTAGTGTTTTTAAAAGTTGTCAAGATTTACAGGCGTATAGGTCGATTATTATGAAAAGAGATGAGGGCGGTTTTCTTATGTTCAAGAAAGCTGTTCCTTTTGAAAATAAAACCTTATTCCCTAAAGTAGGAAAGGCTCAGTGTATATACATTGATAAATCAGATTCTAAAAAGTATGTTTGGAATGTTGACACTTCTTTATATGAAGAAACAAGTGAAGAACCTGATTTTTATGAAAATGAATCTGTATTTGTTGCCATTGATACACAGTTGATACCTTCTTTAAGATTTAATAGTTTTGCTTATAAGAGTGGGTCTTGGGGTCCCAAGGATAAGTTTGGTGAGTATAAGAGAACTCGTCAATTTCTTATCACTTACAGTAACAGAACACTTAACAACTTTAAAGTTACAGTTAGAAATACTGTATATTTAAAAGTTAATGTGGTCTTTAAAAAGATGGTATTTAGAAAGAATACCTCTTTTGAAAGAAAATGTAAGTTCTTACAGAAAGATATAAGTTCTTGTGGGGTAATACCTTCTAAAAAGGGTTACTTTGGTTATTATGAATCGATAGAGACTTATCCTGATAATGCACAGTTGTATAACTCTTCTGATTTAAAAATAACCACGGATGATATACCTGCTACTTATCAACAAAGATTTGCAAAAACCTATACGGATGGTAAGTTAGGTAAGAACTATGTATTAAAGCCACAGGTCAATCTTAATGGTGAAAACTACGGAGTTACTGATTTAAGATGTAAACCTATACGACATTTTAAATTCCCGTCTAATGCTGTTGAGCCATTTGTTTCTCGTGAGAAAAGTAATACTCTATCAACAATAAGTGTATTAGGTGTACATATCGATAATGAAATAGTAAATGCTTTCTTAGACATAGCTGTTAAGAATAACTTAATAACTGAATCTTTTAGAAAGTCTATTGTGAGTTATGAGGTTGTTAGAGGGGATAGAACATTGGATAAATCAATCATCATGCGAGGGCTGTTGTTTGATGTTTACAAATACAATGAAGGTGATAATAAAGCATTATACGCAAATTATCCATATAATGATTTAGGTTCTGATTTCTTGAACTCTTCTACTCCTGAAGGATTTACTTCAATAAGACACCCACACGGAGGAGTACGAAACAATAACTTTACATTCCATTCACCTGATACACATTTTTATTATGCTAACATTTTACCAAAAGAAGTGCAATTTGATGGTTATTTATTAGGTACTTCTAAGGGTATGTTTGCAGAGGTGGAGGGTCACCCTAAATGGGTAATATTAGGTGAGCGAGCATTTAGAAGAGCTGAAAACTTGGCAAGGTTGGAGATATTGTTCGAACAGTTGATTGAACTTGCTAATATTACAGCAAGTACTCGTCAGTATCAAACCTTTGGTTTAACGAATGGTTTTGATTTACCTGTATGGCAAATTGCGGCAGCTGCAGCGATGAAGATTGCTTACAATACTTTCGGTGCTCAAGTTAAGAGAAATAGATATGCTTTGCAGTGGTTGGAGAGTTTTAAAAACTTAGGAGACCCTCGTAATTTTGCGTATTATTATTCTTCTGTTGGTAACTATGATATATTCTTACAACATGATAAACAAGGAACTTCTAACTCACTTAGAGGTATACAGCAGTTTAAATACTTGAAGCAAGGTAACCACTTTGTTAAAGATTATCAAGGTAATGATTTCATGTTTAACAATACTGACCGAGAGTTTACACACTACATCTCATTAGGAAACTATTACTTTAACTATAACCCTGAGTATGTAACTTGGGACAATAGTGATAAGAATATAGGTAGTAGGTTTACAATAGGTCAGGTTGAAGGGGATAATCGTTTAACAGGTGGGCGAAGTAGAGAGTTTACTCGTAATATTGGTTCTCCATATGTTACTTTAAAAACTTTCTTATTCTCTCAATATGGACAGATAAATTCTGTAAGATGGTTGGATACAGGTTATTGTGGAATGCTTAATCAAAACAATAGTTACGATATTGTGTTTGGTGGAGATACTTACATTTCAAGATTCTCATTTAAGCGTAAATTCCCAATCTTCTATATAAATGCGATGGGTACCTCTGACTTGATACCTTTTGGTTATAGAAGTTATAGAAACATAGGTTATCCGAGATTTTATGTAGATACAGATACATCTACCTTTAATAGTGATGATTATAGTATGAAGTATCCTAACTTCTTCCTTGCTGCGAGGTATGACACATCTTATGGATTAGACCAAATGTATGTTGTACCACCTTCTAAGTTTTATCTATTTTATTATGGAATACCGAGTTTCTTAGTAGAAAGTACTGTAAACTGTAATTATAGATACGGAGGAGTTAATGATGAAGAGCGTTTTTATCCAAACATTTCGGACTATGTGTCGTGGACACAAGAGAAGAATGTATCTATCAAATCGTGGGAATTTTTCTATTACAATGATGTTTATTCTAAGAGAACTGAACTCAATGGTTTAAATAGAATGTTGTCTATTGAATACGATAGAAACTATTGGGATAGAAGTTACAATATGGATAATGTTGTAGTGTATTCTAAACAAGATGCTTCGGAGGTAGATAGATTTGACCCTTGGCGAGTTTATAGACCGAACGATAAACATCAATTCCCTACTGCTAATGGTAAGTTGGTAGATATTAGAGGGATAGAGTCTGAACAGATTTTAGTTAGATTTGAGAACACTTATGAAATTCATAATGCTATCAACCAGTATAAGGATGCGATAAATGCTAATACTGAATACACAGGAACAGGTAGTTTGTTTGCAGGGCGACCTATTAATTTCCAATCTTCTGAAATTGGTTATGGTGGTACTCAGCATAAAGCGATGGTTTCTACAGAGTTTGGGCATGTTTGGGCTGATGCAATGCGTGGTGAGGTCTTGATGGTTGATTCTAATGGAAGAAACTTACAACAGATAACGACGGGTAAAAGACATTGGTTTAAAGAACATTTACCATTTAAGATAATCAAACATGTAAAAGATATGACACATATGGATTGTGATAATAACTTTATAGGTTTGGGTATTATATTTGGTTACGACAGCCGATTTAAGCGTATCTTTATGACTAAGAGGGATTATGTTCCTACTAAGTTAGCAAAAGAGAAATCGGTGAGATATGATAAGGAAAGCCGTAGTTTCTTTGTTAAGGAAACAGATAATTCGGAAATAGAGGTTTCTCTTCAAGATGCTCGTTACTTTGAAGACGCTTCGTTTACAATGGCTTATAGTTTCTTAACGCAGAGTTGGATTTCTTATTATTCCTTCACACCTGATTATTATATTAATCATCAGAATTATTTCCAAACGGGTGTGAATGTTGATAAAGGTTTCGGACTATGGTCTCACTTACTTACAAATAAATCTTATCAGGTGTTTTATGGTGAGAAATTCCCATGGACGGTAGAAATGCCGTTTAAAAACAACATGATGAATAAGACTTTGAATGCTGTAAGTTATTGGTTAGATAGTAGAAGGTATCATAACGATTACGACTTTGCTGAAAAGCGTAATGAAGGTTTTAATAAAGCCTATGTTTATAACCATTCTCAAAACTCGGGATTGCTTGAACTAAATGTTGCTGAAAAGAATAATTTCTTCCAACAAAGTTCATATCCGAAAATGGGAGATGATAGTATGCAGATACTTACTACAGAGAATGATAAACGATGGTCTTTTAATTACTTCTTCAACGAAGTGAGAAATGAGTTTAATAATAATCCTATTTGGTTATGGGATGTAAACTCTATAACTAAAAAGATAAACAAATCTGCTTTGGATTATCGAAGACCTTTCAAAGAAAGATTGAGAGGAGATTGGTTTACGGTTATGTTGACTCAGGATAAAGATACTCGATTTAAGTATATTCTTAAGTGGGTAAACACTCAAGATAACTATTATAAAAATTAATTTTTTAATCTCGTCTATGAAAATAGGCGGGATTTTTTGTTTATATGAATTTTTTTATTTATGTTTGCAAAATAAAAATGTTAAATTATGAGAAACAAGGATTTATACCCTTTCTTTGTTATTGCTTTAAGTGGTAAAAAAGGTTCAGGGAAAGACACTGTGGCGGATATGTTACAGTTTTATTTTAAACTTTATCACGGGGAGGAAACAACAAAACATGCATTTGCCGACCCTGTTAGAAAGATAGCAGGGATTGTTGCGAGCGTGGATGATGTTTATTTTGAAGATAGAGACTTAAAAGAACAACCTATCTTTTTTGATGATTCTAATCGAACACCTCGTGATTATTTAAGATTGGTTGGTCAAGCTTTAAAATCTGCAATAGATGAAGATATATGGGTTCGTTTGTTAGGGCGTAGTGCATTTGCTTATATGACTTCAAGCTGTATAGTAACAGATGTTCGTTTTAGAAACGAGTTAGATTTTGTTAAGGAAAATGGAGCTTTTGTTATAAAGATAGAAAGAGATGATAACATGAGTGACAACGATGTTTCTGAAACAGAAATGGACGGGTTTAAAGATGAAGAGTTTGATTTAATAATTAAAAATAATGGAGACAAAGAAGAATTATCAAAAACAATTAGTAATTTTGTAAAACATTTTAAATTTAAATAACTATGAACGCAAAAATTGAAAAAGAAATTGATTACATTAAAAGTAAGGATTTCAAATTAGGTGAATTTATTTATATGGGAATGGGTGTTGTGAAAGGTAACAATCATGAAGTTTGTTTATCTGTTGGGTATAAGATAGACTATTGCATTAAGAAAGCAAAACAATTCGAGGGTTCTGATACTAATGTAAAGTTTACTCATGTAAATAAGGTAAGAGTTGGTGAATTAAAGAAAACAGAAACTTTTGAAATTGTATAAAACATGGAAAACGAACTAATAAATTTAAGCGGAGCGAACAGCAGTAACTCCCTTACAATGACGAGCAGAGAGATTGCAGAAATTATAGGAAAACCACATAATGACTTGTTAAAAGCTATAAGAGCTATGGAGCCCGCATGGGAAAGAACGACTGGGAAAAAGTTCCCTCTCGTTAATTATCAACAAGTTACAGGGAATGGGACGGTTAGAGAATTTCCCGAATACCAACTAAGTAAGCGAGAGGTTTTGTATGTAGCAACTAAGTTTAACGACGAGTCTAGAGCGAAGTTGATATTGAGATGGGAAGAGTTGGAGAATAACTTGAATGGTAATCAAAACGTAATTTCTTTACCTCAGAATTATGAAGAAGCATTAGAGCATTTACTCATTCAAGTTAGAGAGAACAAAAAGTTAATAGCTGAAAATAAAGTTTTACAGCCGAAAGCAGATTTTTATGATGCTGTCACTCAAAGTGAAGATACGATAGATGTGGGAGAAGTTGCAAAAGTTTTGGCAATTAAAGGATACGGAAGAAACAACTTGTTTAAGTTTCTGAGAGAACAAAATGTTCTGATGCATAATAACCAACCCTATCAGAAATATATCGATAACGGCTATTTCAAACAGATAGAAACTCAGTGGTACGATAGGAAGGCTGAGATGACTCATATAGGTTTGAAGACTGTTGTTTACCAGAAAGGCTTAGATTTTATCAGGAATTTAATAGAGAAACAAAAATAATTTTAATATTTTTTGGTAGTTTAAAATATTATTTTTATATTTGCAACATGAAAAAAGTAATAGATAATTTCGAACTCATAAAACCTTTATTAGAGTTTGAACAGGAAGAAGATGAATATTATGTTATATTTATTTTGAAGCGTAGGAAAGATAATCCTGAAATGGAAAGTGACTCAAAAATCATTAAAGAATATTATATTTCTTCCGTAGATTATTTAGAGCGTAAGAAAGAAGAAATCGTAAAACTTTGTGAGATTTTCAATGCAAGAGCTGTAATTAATCTTAACAAAAAGAGTTATAAGAATACAGCTTTCATGTTACTTGAGAAGTTATCTTCTTCTTTATCCTCTGAAAACTATAGAAGTTTGAAGAACATATTTGGAAAAGCAAGTGGTAGTGCTAAAATAATAGGTACTAAAAGATGGATTTTAGACATTGACGAAAAATTATCTGAAGATAGAATACAGCAGTTTTGTACCTTTATACATGGGTTACGACCAGAAGGGAAGAAAGATATAGCGCTGCTACCTTCAAAAAATGGTTTGCATCTTATCACTACTTCATTTGATTTGAAAACTTTTAGTGAACAGGAAACTTTCAACTTTGAAGTGAAGAAAGATAATCCGACAAATTTATACATTCCTTAATAATTATTATCCTATAGAGATAATTTTTTATCAGACGTGCTCTTTTAATAAGGGTGCGTTTTATTGTTTTTGTAAAGCCTTTAAAATTTACTATTTTTGTCAAAACTTTGATAAGATGTCATTGACTTATAAACAATATAAAAACACCGAGTGGGATATAAATCGAATACAAGGTGTTATAGATAAGTGGGGAAAGGGTAAAAGTCCCTTAACTGCACAAGATTACTATACTGTTGCCAATACTGTTGGTGTAGATGCAGGTCTGTTATTGTCGATGGGTATTGCTGAGAGTCAGTTAGGTTTGACAGGGAGAGGTGCAAGAACACGAAATGTTGGAAATGTTGGAAATGATGATACTGGTAATAACAGAGAGTTTCCTACATGGAGGGATGGTCTGACAGCTCAGGCTATTTTAATGCGAGACCATTATGGAGCTAATATGATAGATAATTCCCATTTATTTAAAAACGGATTTAAAAGAACTGATGGTAAGGGGTATTATGCTGGTAATAATAAAGGTTATGCTGCAGGTATTGCAAAGGTTATGAAGAGTGTAACGGGGTCAGATTTTAGTAATTACCTTCAATCTTCTAATCAAAACACTCAAACATCTGTTCCTAAGTTTTCTAACCTTTATGGAGTAACAAGTAAATTCGAAGGTTGGAAATATGGTTTTGGCGCAAATGATAGTAAGAATAAAAGAATAGACTGTTCTAACTTTGTAACAAGTTCACTTGGTATTCCATATCAAACATCTGAAGGTCTTTACGTAAGTTCTTTAAAAAACAATTCTGCTCAAAATGTAACAAAGGGTAGTTATGGTCATTTGAAAGAAGGAGATTTAGTTTTCATGGACACAGGTGTTCGAGGATTTGACAAGGGAAGAAAACATGGGATAGACCATGTTGGTTTAGTTGTAAAAAATCCTAACACGGGTAAGATGGAATTACATGAAAGTGTTGGAGGTACAGGGTTTAAAAGAACAAATTTGGATGAGGCTTTAAACTATTACACAGGTAAAGGTAAAGTTTATAGTGGAAATTTAGGAGGTAACTTCACACCTAATTCTTCTGAAACTGATACAAATCTTATGAACGGACAAATGCCTCAGTTAGATAACCTTTATAGTATTATAGGAGATTTGTCCTCCCAAGTTCATGCTCAACAACAAGACCTTATGAAGCGTCAAGAAGAAAACGCTAAACTTCAAGAAGCTGAGGCTCGAAGACAAGTATTATTGGAAAAACAACAAGAAAGAGATTTTTTAGTGGCTCAAACAATGGCTGCGAAAGTTCAATATATTGAAAGATAATGAATTATAATTTTTTTAATAAAAAACAGGCACCAGGTCCTGTTAGTAAAAATACATTTGTGCAGAATCCAAATCTTGCAAGTCCTATTTCACAGACTAACGGGTTGCAAATCCCGTCGAATGTGCAGATGAACACACCAAGTTTTAACTTCACACCTTTATCAAATACATCTTTATCGGGTAATGGTTTTGGGGTTAGTCCGTTTGGTGGAGAAAATACACCTGATTTAAGTATTCCTAATTATCAATTCGGAGCTACTTCTGTCCCTTCTACTGTGGAGGGTGGTAATCAAATTACTGCATCTGATACAGTTAATAGTAATGGTACTACCAATCCTATCATACCTCGAGATACGTTACAATTACCTAACACTCAGTTTAATGCGTTTGGTAAAGTTGTAAGTTTTGATGGTAATAATTATTATTTACCTAGCATGGATTTAAATTCCAATATACCTTATGAGAAAATGCAGGAGATGGCGAAAACTGCTCATGAAACCAACATGGACATAGGGAGTCAGTTTGGTTTGTATAATCTTGCGTCTCAAGGGGTTGACACTAAAAACACATCCGATGTTCAAGGAGAAGAGGGAGAGAAGGGTAAGTATGGTTTAGATTTATTTGGTCATACTTCTTATAGTTTAGAATCAGCTTTATTTGGTTTAGGTAACGCTTTAGGTAGAAAAGATTGGTCTGATAACCCTGATGTTGCAAGACAGGAGAAGTTTGCAAATACTTTATCGGGTATAGGAAATGCTGGAAAACTTCTTGTTGGTGGAGCAAGAGTATTTACAAGTGGTAAAGGTTATGGTAAGAAAAATTCATGGGTTTACAATAACATGAAAGAGAAGATGAGAGATAACCTTGTTCATAATCAAAATGGTGTAACCACTCACAATCAAGCAGGTGTAAATAACGCACAGATAGGAACTGAAAGAACTTATGAAGATGGTGGAGAACATAGAGACACAGGTGGTGTAAACATTGCTCGTTTGGGGTACGATTATGTAGGAAGACATAATAGACGAGACGATAGGGGGCTAATTCCTCGTAAGACAATGTATGAATACATTGACACTTCAGGACCTGTGATTAATGAAGCTCTTGCTGAGTTTGAACCTGTTAAGAGATACGCTCCTCGTGCTGAAAGTGACCCTAATGACCCTACACACGCTATTGCAAGAAACCTTGCAGAGATGAGCGATGAAGATTTAAATCGTGTTGCTACAGCTATTCAAAACAATGCTAACTCACAAACGAATGCTCCTAAACAATCAACTACTTCTACTATATCTAATGGTAAATCTAAAGTTGTAGTTAAAGAGGAGCAACCTAAGATTTATATGGAGGATGATGTTGTTTTTATAGGAGATGAGAAACCTAATTATCTCGAAATGGTTCGTTATAACAATTCTTCTAACAACTCAGAGGCAGAGCGTTTAGGTTTGAGTCATAAGAATGCGATGTTGAGAAGTATAAAACTTGGTGATGGTAAATCTTCAAACCCTGCTATAAACGTAAACGGTCGAATCTTCGGCTCTGCTAAAGAAGCCTTTAAGTATTTAAATGAAGTGTCTCCGAATTTGGAAAGAAGTGATTTTGCTTCAAAGTTAGAATCTTTAGGTCTTAAAAATATTCCTGAATTTGCAGAAGGTGGTGAGTATGGTGGTCAAGAAGAGTTAATCGCTCAACTTCAGCAGGCTGTGGAAGCTGGAGAAATAACACCTGAACAAGCCGAACAGTATCTTGCTGAAATGCAGGGTGGTGGACAACAAGCCCCTGCTCAAGGTGGTTCTCAAGAAGATATTGTGGCACAATTACAACAAGCGGTTGATAGTGGTCAGATGACACCTGAAGAGGCACAAGCGTATTTAGAACAAATGCAACAACAGGGTGGTCAGGGTCAAGCTCCACAAGGTTCGCAAGAAGATATTGTTGCACAGTTACAGCAAGCAGTTCAGAATGGAGAAATGACACCTGAGGAAGCCGAACAATATCTTGCACAAATGCAACAGCAAGGAGGTGGTGAAAGTGCACAATCAGATGTGCAACAACAACCTCAAATGTCTCCTGAAGAGGCTAAACAACAGTTAGAGATGATGGTTCAAAATGGAGAAATCTCTCCTGAGGAAGCACAAACTTATCTACAACAAATGTTTGGTGCTACACCTACTACAGAGCCAACTGTCCCTTACACCCAAGATATGGCAGGTAAACTTACACCTGAACAATATATGACAGGTGAGTATACTACAGGTAGTGAAAACCGACCTTACAACGCAGAAGTTGAGGCAGGGGAGTATATCAATAAAGATGGTCTTACTCAAAAAGTTGTGGGTAATAAACACTCACGAGGAGGAGAGAAGATGAATCTTGAAGATGGTACTATTGTTATTTCTGATAAAGGTAGAATCGGTAATGCAAATGCGAGAGCATTATCTATACAAATAGGTATGAAACTTAAAGCGGGTGATACTTTCGCACAAGTTCTTGATATTTATACTAAACGAATAGGTTTAGATAAATTAAATAAGGAGCAGGAAGACTTGTTTAAACAGTTGAAGAAGATGCAAGGTAAAGGTAGTCAGACTACTCAAGACCTTAACAATGATTTCTTGAATATGAAAATACAAGAAACTGAGGAGAAGAAACAACAGTTGCTTCAAATGCGTGAACAGATGGTACAGGTGTTGTTTGAAATGCAGGAGAACGCTAAGCAACCTGACATTAAGCAGGACGGAGAAGTTCCTAAATATGCAGAAGGTACTGTTGTTGGTGGTGAACCGAATCAAGTTATCCCTAATGCTTACGACCCTTATCAAGCAAACATATTAGTACAAGGTAGGTCTGTTTTAGGAGGTTCGGGTAACGGAATCCATAACCCAGGTTCTGCAGATTACATGAAACAGTTTATAGAAGGTATTCGAAGTTGGGAAGCTTTAAATGGGGATTATGCTGCATTGCGTGCAAGAGGTGAGGAGGCTTTCGGTAAATCAAAAAGTGATTTGGATAGATTTAATGTTGCAAACAGATGGTTACAGAGAGACCGTCAGAATCTAAACCGTAAGTATATAGGTGAAGCAGCATTGGCGTATTCAGGGATGGGACACGCTCCTGTACAGAAAGCACTTCAATATGTGTACGATACAAACTCTCCTGAACAGAATAAAAAGTATTTAAAAGCTCTACAGGAAAGTGGTATTAAGGTTGTAAATGGGAAGATAGTTCCTGGTGGTTTTTACAAAACTAATGCCTATTATAACAAAGATAATTCTTTAAAGAAATATTTTGACGAAATGGGTGTTAGTGACCCTGACAGATATAGAAAGGTGGGGGTTACCAACGTTACCGATGGTGTTTGGGATAGACGATATGAAACTTTGCATCAGTTAGAGTTTGATACTGAAGAGGAGAGGGATAACTACTTTAAACAAAAGGAATTTGTTAAATTTAAAACTAACGATGGTGGAGATATATGGGTAGACCCTTATCATAGAAACAACTTCATCATTAGTAAAATTAAAGGTAAACCACAACCTGAGCCCGAGCCTGAACCTGAACCTGAGAAGAAGCCATTACAACTTCCTAAGAAGATAGGAAACCGTGGTCCTGTAATGTTACCTGACCAAAGTGTACTTCCGCCTGAGGCGTTGAGAGATGCTCCTAAACATGATATTCGTTTGAATTATCTTGATAGAGTTCAAGCTTCTCCTGAAGAACTTATGAAACAAAACTATCGAGCGATGAACGAAGCGAGAGCGAAGTTGGAAGGATTACCTGATAATATGGCTGCTGCCAATTTAGCACAATTGATTGGTAACACAGCTGCTGCGAATGTTCAAGCGACACAACAGACGAATGCTCAAAACGCTCAGTCTGATTTAGCAGTGAGAACTCACAACTTGAATACGCTTGCTCAACAACAGCAACTTGACTATAGATTAGACGACCAATATGATGAGAGAATGAACAAGGCGATAGACACTACAAGAAAAGACTTGGAGGGTTACTTCGACTTTAACAGAAAAGTTCATGTTGGTGATTTCAATACAAGAAGTCAGTTGAACTTGTTGAACAACTTGTATAGTAAATATGGTATAAACTCTGATGGTTCGAAAGGATTTCAACCTATTTCGGATTCACCATTTACTACAAGTGATGGTCAAGCGTTTACGAGTCAACAAAAGGCTATTGAACATGAGATGGCTTTGAGGAATAAAAAAGCTCAATCTCAGAAGAAGGAGGAGACTCCTAAACAGGAAGAAGTTACTCCTTCTAAGAAAAAGTAATATATAGTCTTATACCTTTGGTTTATAAGAAGTTTTATACTAATTTTGCAGGGATTACTCAAATGAGTAGTCCCTTTTTTAATTTTAAATAAGTTAATAGTTAATGGCTGGATATACAAGTACGGCTCGAAAATACGGAGAATATATACAACCCTACAATATTGATTTAATCGCTAAAGGGTTATCTTTTAAACAAGGACAATATGATGCTGCCGACGCTAAAATAAGAAGTAAAATAACCGAGATAGAGGGTATGGACTTGATGAAGGCGGAAGACAAACAACATCTTTTAAATAATCTTAAAAGTATGTTGGGTGATATAAATGCGGTGGGTGCGTTAGATTTGTCTAATAGTGATGTAACAAGAGCTTTAGAATCTCACATTTCTCAATCTATAGATGATAAAGTTATGAATGCTTATGCTTCTACAAAAGAGATACGAAATTTCCAACAAAAGATGCAGGAAATGGAAGCGAAAGGTGTGAAAGAAGGAGGTTATCACCCTGATAATATGGCATATGCTATGCGTTTCGTAAGTGATTATTTAAATGATGGGAAAGTAGGAAGTAAACTTTCGGATTATGGTTCGCTGGTTTATAGACCGTTTGTAGATGTAAATAAGAAAGTAGATGAAATCCTTGACCAATTGAAAGGTAGGGGTGATGGTATGATAGAAACTGTTGGTCCTGATGGGGTAACCATGATAAAAAAGGACATGAATAGTATGACGCCTGAGGAGGTGATGAACCTTGTAAGTGCTCATTTAACACCTGATATGCAGGAACAGTTAAAGATTACTACTTGGGCTAAGATGGGTGGAGGAAAAACGCCTGAATCACAAGCGTTCTATCAACAACAGTTGGGTAACTATCAGAATACTTTAACAAAAAGATTAAACGACCAAAAGGTATCTTTAACAAGTGCTTTAGCAGCTAAAGATATAACAAACGAACAAAGAACACTTATTCAAAACAACCTTTCAAATATAGAAACCGAGTTATCCTCGTTACCTCAAAGAATGCAAATGTTGGCTCAAAACTTTGAACAGGGTGCGATGGCTATGGGTGTTGATGAATATTTGTCTCGAGCAACTGCTCAAATTTATCCTATTGTGAAAGGTAAAGGAATGTATTCAACAGGTGAATATTCTAAAATTCATGAGAAGAATACGGAGTGGGCTTTTAAAGAACACGAGAAGGAAATGGGTATTAAACGCTTGGAACTTGACTATGCAAAACATAATCTTGACCTTCAAAAGTTTGAATTAGAGAAAGAGGAACACGAATATAAAAGAGCAAATGGTTTATTGGGTAGAAGTGGTAGTTCAAGTTCTTCTTCAAGTTCGAGTGGTAAAGATGGAAATGGTGGTGGTAATGATGGTGGTAGTGAACCTGTTGTGACAAACGATGTGACGGAGTATGATGATGGTAGTAAGTCATTTAAATGGCAGTATCATGATGAAATTGATAAGGTTGAAAAGGATTATGATTCTAAGATGAATGTTGCTTTTGATTATTTTATGGGGGATAAGTTTCAATCTCCTGAGGATAGTCAAGCGTCAGCTGCTTTAAAAATCCGATATGCTTCTCTTGGGGGTAAATATAACAAATATGATAAAAAACTTTGGCAGAAAGTTTGGAATGAAATGGGTGATAAGTTTGGAATAACAGATATTTATGACAGATATGGTAATGTTGCTACATCTTGGGGTGATATAGATACTCAAAAAGAAGCTATTAAAACCATGAAGAGTATTAGAGAAGAAGCTCAGAAAAAATCACCTGTGTTCGAAAAAGAAAGTAGACATGTTTTTGGAGAACCTTTCTTTAAAATGGTATCATATCCATCAAGTAATCCTTACCTTATAACTGTGAAAGGGGAAGATGTACCTGTTAGGGATTATCTTATACGAAAAGGGATACTTGATAAAAATGGAAACAAGCTAAAAGAAGTTGATGCTGAAACAGCCAGATATTTAAGAAATAATTCCACAGGGAGATTTAAAAACTTTATCGATGAGAAAGCTGGTGATACTCATAACCTTATATTTAGTGATAATAAAATAAGTTCTGAAGATAAGAAAGTGGAAAGTGCTCTTTACAGAGATGTGTTGAAAAACCTTGCAAATAATAGAACTATAACTTTCTCAAATCCTACAAATAGTGAAAAGACATTTGTGTTGAGTTTGAGAAATGGTGATAAACCTCTTTCTGATTCTGTAGACCCAAGTAACATAACGGCTGTTAGATATGTGGTTAATTCTTTAACAGGTGAAATAAGTGCAAAAGTTTCTGTTAAAAAGAAAGGAAGTCGAGATGAAGGGAATAGTGTGTACACAGTAGATATACCTAATGTAAATAAAGATGAATTATATAGAAATGTACCGTGGTTTGAAAGAAATGTAAAAAGGAATTTAGTTGGTGCTGCTTTTCAACAGAAAATTATTTTAAGGTCGGGAGGTATAGAATCGGGACCTATTCGTTTCTTCTCTTCTACATCTTCTCCTGAAAGAGAGTTCCAACTTTCTAATTCCATATCAGGTTTAGGTTTGGGTCCTCAAGAACAATCGTTGGCTATCGCAGGTCTTACGAAGAACGGAATGGTTAATGCTTTAGCTTCAAGATTTACTTATGAAAATTCACAGCCTTTATATATCGACATTCTAAAAAATCCAACACTTACAACTGATGAACAAAAACGAGCTATTGCAGAGAGACAACAAGGTTTCGTAAATGGAGTTCAGAATTTAGCATCTAAAATTGCAAGTGGTAATTATAAACTGAAAGTATCACCTGTTATGGGTAATAACGGTGCTATTAGTATTGTAGATAGTCGAGGAAATACTGTTAGTAAAATGATATATCCTAACATAGATGATTACGAAAAGGTTGCAAGATTGATAAAAACTTCATCTTCATCTGCACTAACCGTTTATGTTAATGATATAATAACACGAGAATTGGCGAATAAAGGAACAGGTTCTTTAAGTCAAACATTTACAAGTATATTTAACCTATAATTGAAAAGATATGAGTAGTTGTCAAATAATATTTAATAAGAAAGGTGAGATATTGGGAGTTAACGCTCCAAATGGACAACCTTCGGTGCTTTTTGAAGAGGGTTATAAATACTTATCGGGTGAAGATTATGTTAGTATTAAAGATATTGAGAATAAGGCTTTTGGTATTTCTAATGAAGGTGCTTACAAATTAGCATCTGATTTTCAAAAAGCAGGTTTAACAAAAGATGTTTCTTTTCGACCTGATTCTGAATTTGAAAATTCTGAGAAGTATATAATCGAGGATGGTAATTTAATCATTAACGAGGATACTTTCAGACCTGATACTAAAATTACTGAATTATCAGATTTGTTTTATAATAAGTTAAAGGAAACAGAACCTGTAACTTTTGAACAAGGTTTAGCTCAGATAGAAAAGTCTTTATTGGATTTAAACAGTTCTTTATATAAAATACAAAACGCTGAGAATTTCGAATCCTTTGAGTCTACCCAAGGTATTTTAAAAACTCTGATGGGTCAAGATGGACTTGTGTTCAAAGATTTAACTAAAAATTCAAGAATAGGTCTTGCTAATTGGGTCAGAAAACAGTTTAAAGTTATTCAACAATGGTTAGGGGTTAAGTCTGATATAGACGGAATGACTGTTAAGGACTTGATTAAAGAGAAAGGTTTAGATGTTTATATTGGTAAAAAACAAAATTTAAATGAGCAAGAAGCTAAACAATATGCAGATGAAGCTGCTAACTATGTGGGTGTCACTCAAAGTGCTGAATTTAAAGCTTATGCCGACACTAATCAGATTCTCACAGACGTAAATGGTGAACCTTTGTTGTCGGAGGTTATTGCGTATGAAAGGAATAAACCTTATCATTTTACAGAAGGGCAACAAATAGCAGTAACTAAACTATCTAATGTTGGAGATGGTGTTTTAGCCTACAAAGAAGCGTTTTTAGATGCTGATGGAGATTTCAAGATTGATGAACAACAATTACGAGATTCAGGTGTTTTCACAGAAGCTGAGATAGCAAACTTCTTAGATAACCCTCCAGCGAATTTGGAACAGATAGTTAGAAATATTGATAAGGTGGAAACCACTTCTTTTGACTCAGAAGTGTCGTTTGCTTTAATTGATGAATTTGACGAGATAGGTCTTCATAAAACTAAGAATGTTGAAGAGTTTATTAAAGATACCATTCGTTCGGGTAATCAGATTGATAATGACTCTCAATATGAAAACTTCTTGGATAAACTACCTTCTAATATTTCAAATTCGATTCGTGCTAACGAAACGATAAATAATTATATTAAGGATAAGTTAACGAAGGGTCGTAAGATAGATGTTAAGACTTTTGAAGACGGTGAAGTGGTTGATAAGTTGGAGCGAGATGTTGCTAACGAAATTAAAGAAACACTTATTCTTGATGGAGGAAATGTGGATAATTGGATATTAGGCATAGATTCTTTATTATCTTTTAGTTACGATGTTCTTTTAAGTGACGCATCTAATGTTCATTATTTCTTGGATAGAATATCTGAACAAGCGATTGATTTTAATCTTGATTTGACAGATTTGAAAAAACGAGCAAATGAAGTTGAACTTGAAGAAACTATTGAGTTTTTACAAAGTTTAAGACAATTTGCGTCAGAGATAAGAGATGGGTCATTGACCGATTCTGATATAGAAAGTTTTGCTGACGCTTATAGTGATTTCTTTAACTTGTCTAATGATTTTGTGGTTGATAACTCACCACTGTTCCACGGTAGAAATGTTGTCAAATTTAATGAATCTGTTGCGGATGTTACAGCTTTTGATAAAGGGTATGTTAGATTACAAGGTGATTATTTTACAAAAGTTGATAAAAAAATAACTTTTAAACAAGCCTTGGGTCGAGTAGTGGATTCTTATTTCGATAGGGGTGTAAAGTTATTTAAAGACATGCCTGATTTTACAAAAGATTCACAGGTGGAGAATTGGGTTGTTGAAAAATTCAAACCATTTGTTTCTCAAAAGATGATAAAGAAGTTTGGGGATAATGTTTACTTAATGCCATTCTATCAGAACATCGTTGGAGCAGAGATGGGGGAACATGTTAAAACAGGTTATACTCAGGAGAATGTTGATGATTTCTTAAGACTGAAAGAATTACTTACTTCTGAAAAAACAATTAATGATTTGGTTAATAACTTCCCTGCTGCGGTTCAAGAGATGAAACTGCGTATGAAGTTAAATCCTGAATCTTATGGCGGTTACGATAGTATTGTTAAATGGTTGAACATTGTTAAAGATGGTGTTTCTTTAGAAAACAAAGGTGCTTTAAGTATTTTAAAAAATCTTGTAACAGATAATAAGATTTTTAAAACTTTGCAGAAAATGTTTACTAAAGATGTAGGGTCTGATACGCTGACAGGTAAGTTCAGAGATGAGTTATCTTTCGTTAAAGAAAACTTAGATAAGGTTGATGATATGGAAGACTACGATACTGAACAACTAGGAAGTCTTGTGAGGGTGGATGGTGCTACAGAAAGTTTCTTAAAACGGGGAGATAAGGTTTATCATAACATTAAAGGTACTTCTGTGTACCAAGATGTGACAAACTTTGAGAGTTTGAATGATAGGCAATTGGTTGAAGAATTTAGACATCTTGATGAAAACTATGTGAAACAGATGACTATTCAACCTAAGGTTGAGGAATCCTTCAAAAACGAACAAAATGTTAGTAAACAATTCATAGATGAAGCCTATGAGTGTAAATAACGTAAAGTTGCAACTTATTATTTTTAGGTTGCAACTTTTTTTCATTAAATTTGTAGTTCGAAAATAAGTGAAAAATGACACCGAATATAAATAATTTTAATCCTAATATGAGTTTACAGGAGTATAAAGCTCCTACATCATTGGATTTACCTGTACCTCAATATGTTCCGTTGAGTACACCTACAATATACGACCCACCTAAGTTTGATATTCCTTCTTTGAATACAAATGTTGGAGGGAATGGTAAAAAAGGAGATGGTTGGGATATAGATGGTTTCATGAGAGACCTTAAAACCGACCGTTTGACAAGTAATGTTGCTTTCAATACAAGTGGTTTTGCATCTCAAACAGGTTTTGGGGCCATTGGTTCCGATTATGGGAAGATGACACTTGAGGGTAAATCTCAAAGATTTGAAGATTTATACGACTTTAATTCTGATGGTAAAGGTGTTAAAAAGTTTAAAAATTTTTATGACCCTTCTACAGACGAAGATAGATTAGCAAAGCAACAGAGTACTTATGAGAAAGTGCTCAATGGTATAACTAAGATGCACAATACTGTTGCAACTACTGTTGTTCGTGGTATAGGTGGTACTATTTATGGACTTGGTTCTTCTCTTGCAAATTGGGACTTCTCTAAAATGTATGACAACTCTTTACAACAAGCGTTGGGTGATTGGGATATGGAAGTTAGAAGTGCTCTTGCTAATTATCGTACGAACGAAGAGAAACAACGAAGTTTCTTAGGTAAGATGGCAACTGTTAACTTTTGGGCAGATGATTTCTTACAAGGTATTGGATACATTGGTGGTATTGCTTTAACTCATTATTTGACAGGGGGTATTGGTAGTAGGGTTACAGCTCTTGCGAGAGGTACTACAGTTGGTGCTAATCCAAGTGTTCTTGCAGGTTTGAGTGGTGAACTTAGTACAGTTGCGAATCAGGCCACTGCATCTTTGCTGAAAGATTCTGCAAAAGGTCTTTTGAAAACATTTATTATTTCCGCAGGTTCTGAAGGTGCAACAACAGCCTACCAATTCCGAAACGATGCTATTGATAGTTATATTGCAAAATCTATAGCAAAAAAAGGCTATGTTGACCAAAAAGAGTTTGCTGATTATGTAGACAGTTCTTCTCGTGTAGCAAACGGTGTTTTCCTTGTATCGAGTGCAGTTTCTGCTGCATCTGATTTTGTTCAGTTTGGTAAAATATTAGGTGTGAGCCCTGGACTATCTAAGATTGGAAGTAAACTTGGTTTGGATAAGATTGCTAATAAGTTATGGATAGGTACAGGTATGAATAAAGCCGCGTCAGAAGCGTTGAGAAAAGCTCTTGGAAAAGGTGGTGCAGAAGCACTCGAAGACTTCTTAAGTATGAAGGGTAGAGAGGCTTTCTCAAGAACTTGGAAAGGTAAAGCGTTGGAACATGTTGCAAGTAAAGGTGGTAAGATGGTTATGGAAGCCATTGAAGAAGGTGGTGTCGGTGTCGCGGAATCTATGGGTTGGGCAGCTCTAAATTCTATGTACGACGTGGATAACTTACACAAGACTTCTAAATATGTTGAAGGTGGTTTTTCAGGGTTCTTTGATATGGATAACTTTGTAGACGCGGTTGACAAACAGGTTTCAACACCTGAAGGGAGACACGAAATGTATATGGGTGCTTTGCTTGGTCTTTTAGGAGGTAGTATTATGCGTGCCGCAACAGGTGATTTCGAAGGAGCTGTACAAGAACTCGTGAGCAATGAGTACGCTCAAGAAAGAGCGAAAAGAGCGGATGCTTTGACACAAATGCAGGCTGTGTTGAGAGAAGATATGGAGAAGGGTATGACTTCTGATAACTTTGGAGCAGTTGCTGATTCTTTTATAGAAAGGTTGAAAAGATTGACAGCGGCAGGTGTTCAAGCCGACAAATCAGGTGAATTGCGTGAGCAAGGAGCAATGTTTATGGCTGACCTCCTTGACAGTTCTGCAAGTTTTGACCAGATGATGTTACTTTCTGAAAGAGTCTTTGGTGGAAATTCAGCACTTGATAACTCTGTACAACAACTATTTAATGCGAGAGTGGATGCTTTAGATAATAATACACTTAGACTTGAACACGGTTTTGAAACTGAAGAGGACGTTAAAGCTTTGAAAGAAGCTTACAAAGAAAACTTCGTTAAGCGTCAAGAGCGTTTCGACACTGCGATAAAGTATGCTCAAGATTATGCTCAACTTCTTAATCAAGATGAAAACAGTACATTGATTGATGTTTTAGCAAGACAGCGTTATATGTACGACACTGCTTTGGAAGCAAAAGATACTTATGGTAAGCGTATTGCTGACAGTTTAAATATAGCTCAAGGTCAAGAGTTTCAAAATGTTCTCGATGGTGTAATTAAAGGTTATGACGATATTGCTGACCGAATTACAGACTTACAAAAGCAGAGAACTGATGTTGAAAAAAGAATAAAGAAACTTCAACAGCGAAGATTAAACGAGGCTTCTAAAAAAGGAGATATAAAAAATACCAAGAAGGGTGTTAATGAAAACCAGCAAATTCGTGATTATCAACAAGATATGGAGGATTTGCAAAATGAACTTGTAGAGGTTGAAGCTCAGGAGCAGCAGTTAGCAGAAGAGTACAACAGAGCTAAAATGACTCAAAATGCTCTTGCTAACAATAGTAATTCGAGTGTTCAACAGAATCCTGATGGTAGAACACTTAGAAGTAATCTTACTTTCACTGAAATTGCTAAATTGTACGATGATGTAAACAACCTTGGTAACATTGCTATTGCTCTTAGAAACTCTGAAAACTTTGAACAGTCAGGGAAAGATTTTTTAAACACTTTAGAGTCTTACACAAATGCTGTTAATGCAATCGATTCCATGGAGCGTTTCTTTGATGATGTTGAAAAGTCTACTAAGACGGATGGAGTTGTACCACGAATTGTTCAAAAGGTTGCTGACTTCTTTGGTAGGGAAACTAAAGATAGAAGTGATAGACAGGATAGGGGTAGACAAGCTTATATAGATAACGATGGTAAAGAAGTTAAGAGTGAAGAAGACCAGTTTGTAGAAGATTTGGTAGAAGATGTTATTAATTCGTTACCTACCGAAAAAGCTCGTAAGAAAGCTCGTGCTAATGCTGAAATGATGGAAATTACTAAAGCTCTTGTTAGACTTCAGTATAGAACTCGTTTCAATAGACAGGGTGAGGTTGTACAACAGAATTATAACTTCTTGAATGCTATTTATGAAAGGGACCCTTTTGAAACAGTTTCTGATGAAGAATGGACTGCTTTTGCAAATGAGGAATCTTTTACTAAAGAGGAAGTTATTGACGAGGCTACAGGTCTTGGAACAGGTGATTATGTTTATAACACTAACGATAAAGTTAAGGGTGTTGTTGACAATATTGTCGAGAGGGTTGTTAATGGGGAGAAATTATCATTGAGGGAACGAAAAATTTACGATGCTTTGAACGCTCAAGATGCTGACTTCTTTAACACACTTGTTAATCAAGCGATTAAGGATAATAATAACAGCACTACTACTATTGGTGGTAACAACACTCAACAAAATTCTCAGAATAACCAAAACACTTCTAACGACCCGAACGCTACTTTGTTTGAGGAAGTGAGTAGAAGGGTTGCTGAAAGAATGGCAATGATTTCTAGGCAGACAGGTGTTTCTGAAGATGATGTTGCAGATATTATCAACGAGTCGCGAGAAATTGACCAAGTAACTCAAGGTAGTAATGGTAAACCTCGAACGAACCTTCAGAGAGATATAGAGGCTTATAAAGATTTAAGCACGAGAAATGATTTAACAGAGGATGAGGAGCAACAATTACAGGATTTGAAAGACAGACTTGCTGTTATGGATTCTGCTATTAACATTGCAGAAAAATCAAGTTTGTTGGATGACCTTGATTTGTTGAATCAGTTGAGTCAGTACGCAGATAACAAGAGTGAAGTTTCTAAAGATTATACACCTGACACAGTTTCTGATTCTAATGGTAAACCTTTCTCTGATGAAGAAGTTGGCGGTGGAAGGTCCGCAAACCATGCTCAAAACTATTCTAATGCCTTTATGACTGTAGAGATGGATGATGACGGTAATCAGTTTATAAATCTTTCGAATCTTTCTTTAAAAGGATTTTTGAGTAGGTTTACTGCTACAAGATTAACTCGTACTAACAAGAAGGGTGTTACGACTGACTTGAAAGACGCAAGTGAGATTAAGGCTGATGAAAATGCTGTTTACACTATTACCACTGCTAAAGGTACTTATAGTTTTAAATATAATAAACACGGTAATATACTTTTAGATGCTAATGATACGACTACTTTGTTAAATCTTAGAGAAGAAACGAAGTTAGATACTACTGTATTGTTGAGTAATAAGTTTTCTAACTACTCTCCTTTGTATGAAATAGACGATGCTGGTAATTACCACCCTGTACCTTCTGATATTGAAGTGGAAACAAAGGATGATAAAAATTATAAAATTGACCAAAACGCGGTTAAGGAATTAAAACCTGGAGATGAGATATTTATAGTTTATCCTACTGATGCAGTTTACAACAAAAGAAGAGTTAAAGGAGAAACAAGTGTTAAGGAGGATGTTTTATTACTTGGGGATTCTAAAGGTCGAATAGTAGGTGTTCTTAAAGCAGGACACGGTGTAGGTGGGAAGTATGAGAGTTTGATGAGACTTCGTAACGAGGCTGTTACAAGGGTTAGAGATAAGAAGACAAATAAAGTGTTCAATGCTAATCCAAACCTTATCCATACAGGTTTATCTGTAACTGTTAATACTGTTGAAAACGGACACCCGAATATCCAGCTTTCAAGAGATGCTAACGGTAATTTGATAAATCAACATTTCACAATACCTAATCAGCTTGCAAGTAATGTGAAGATGTTAGGTTTCGGTATGTACGACTCTCGTAAAGCTGAGGATGACCCTTCTAAATATTCACTAAGTGTTACAAACAAAGGTGTTAAGGATTTATCGTTATCGAGACAGAACTTTAGATTTGTAAATGGTGCTGCAAAGAGTTCCTCTAACGGTGTAGTATCTTATGTTTTGTTGGAATATAATGGGAAAACGGTTGCTTACCCTGCCTCGATGGTTCCTTCGAATGCTACAACACTTGCTGATACTGTTACGAGTATAACTTCTAATAAGAAGATTAGTTTAGCAGAAAGAGCGAAGATGGTTAATGAGTTGCTTATGGAACAGGGTATAGATGTTGTTTCAGACCCTCAGTATAAGCATTTGTTTGCAACTAAGGATAATGTTGCTAAACAGGACTATAATGACGCTATCACAAGGGATGTGAGTGTACCTGCTCAGTTTATGGGTTCTAAGTTGATGAGTGTGATGGATTTTTCACAAATAAGTGATGTCACAACTCTTAATATTAACCTGCAAGACGAGAATATTTTCTTTGCTCCTAAATTTTCTATGGACTTGGATAATATTATGGATGGAGGTATTGTGTGGAATAACAATACGAACACAAACCCTAATAATCCACCAGGAGGTAATAATTCTTCAAATAATAACACGAATAATAATTCGTCGAAGAAAAATAACAAGTCGTCAGGTAATAATAACTCTAATAACAATTCTTCAAACGGTACTACTGAGAACACTGCCAATAATGGTAATAAAACAGAGGATAAAAAAGAAGAAAAGTCTTCAATTGAGAACAAGAAAGAAGGTCCGAAAGATAGTTCAAATAACTCGTCTACAGATATGACGATAGAATCGTTCTTATCTCTTCAAACCAACGCTCAACAGAAAAAATGGGTGCGTGAGTTAGCGAGGAAATTAGGATTCGCTCGTATGATGGCTGAAACAAGAGTTGATGGTAAAGTTTCAATAGATGATATTGTCAATTACTTACAACATAAACTTGGTGAAGACACTCCTCAGAATTATAAGATGGCAGAGCATTATAAGGATACTTATTTAAACAATGTTATGTCCAAAGGTAAAACCATTGCTTATCTTATAGATAACATGATTGGTGAACAGATTTCGGAAGCTAAGAGTAAGGGTGCTAAAAAGAAAACGGAAACTAAGAAAGAAGGACCAAAACCTGTTGAAGAGATTATATTAACTGAGGAAGTTAAGCTTGCAGAGGAGAATAACCCAGTTGAAGATGGGAAGTCTGAGAAAGAGAAGAAGGTTCCACCTAAGATAGAAAACAAACCTGTTGATAATAAAAAACCAGCAGATAGTTCGTCTATATCTTCCCTTTTATCACTTCAAAGTAATCTTGCTCAGAAGAAATGGGTAGAGGATTTGGCTAAGAGATTAGGTTTCACAAATCAGCTTGCTGACACAAGGTCAGAGGGTAAAGTTTTTGATGGTGACATCATAAATTACATAACCCATAAACTTGCAGAAGATACCCCTCAAAATCGTAAGTTAATTGAGTTCTATAGAACAAAATACTTAGAAGGTATCGCTGTTAAGGATAAAAACAAAAATCTTGCAGACGCTATTGATGCTATGATAGAAAACGAAGCTTCTATGGATTCTGAACAGCAGGTAGAAACTATAAACGAAGAGGCTTCCGAACTATTCCCTGAGTCTTTATTCCCTGAAACAGGTTCTTCTGAGAAAACTTCTACTAAGAAGAGAGATACTAAGAAAGATACCAAAAAGTCTAAAAAGACTACTGTTTCAGATAAAAATTCTAAGAACAACTGTAAATAATTTTTAAATTAATTTGTTAAATGACACCTTATTATTTTCAAGGTGTCATTTTTTTTATATATATTTGTGGACTGAAAATAGAAACATAATGCCAAATATAAATGATAAGGAGTGTGTAGAGTACATTTATTCTACCGATGGGTGCGACGAATGTTGTGAACTTCGTGAGAAGCCGAGGATTGGTAAGTTTGAAGATTTCGACACACAGTATGCTCCATTATTTGTAGATATGTTATTTACAGGAGCAAAGGTTAGACACAGTGAAATAGTTAAAGACCCAATAAAAGATGGGTATAAATTTTATATTTATTTAAGAACTCCTATGGAAGTAGGTACTGTTTTTTACACAGATACTCAACAAAGAGATTATTTCTTAGCTGAATTTAAAGGGGTGGAAAGAGATAGTTCTTATGTTTATAGGGTTAAATCTATGGATAACTGTTCGGTAAACGAATTAGACAGAAACAATTTAAGAAAAGGATTAACAATACACAGAAAAGGAAAATTAACAAATGAGCTGTAAAGTACAATTCCCTGCAGGTGTGCAGGACAATGTAACACTAAACAATAGTGAAAAGTTGGCACAAGCAACTATTTTAGATATAGATGGAAATCCTTCCTCTTTATGGAATGATATGACAAGTAAGGTGCCTGTTTTTGAGAATTTGGAAAATACATTTACAACTTTTGCAAATGTTTACGAAAGAGGTTTGGAGAATAAAGGGTTTGAAACCAATCCTGAATCGAGAGAGCCTAAACTATTTTTCCAATCTACAAATGGTAAGATTTTCGAATCTTATAAAGATGCATTACAAGATAGTAGTTCAGAAGGTAACGTCTCTTTCGGATTCAAAAGAAAGAACAGTTTGTATCCGATAGGTCATGTTACAACAAGTATAAACCCTAACACTCGTGAAGGTCTTATTAACGGTGGTATAAAAGACGGTTTACTTTCAGGAGAAACAATTGCAGATAGTAGTGGTAAATTATTCTTGAAACCTGAAGGAGGGACTCAGACTGAACAGATGTTAAATGCGTCTATGTTTAGAAAACAGGTTGAATACAACAATCTTGATTATACTCAAGAATATAAAAATGGAACTGTTCATGTTAGCAATAATGTTCTTACAACAGGTGTTGAAGACGGTAAAGGAAATCTTATAACACCACAAGATGTTCTTGAGAATTTTAATGATTTCGCTGAAAGAACTTCTACTAAAGAAGCCGCAGATGTTGTTGTTGATGAGTTAATACGAAATGGAGAATATGATAAGGTTCTTGCTGGTTTTGAAAACTTACAAGTAGATAGTAATAAAGAACTTGCTACAAGGTTATTTGAGATAATAAATCAATCAGGTATAACCTTGATGAGTATTGAAAACTATAACAAACGATATGCAGAAATCCACGGTCAGGAAATGGACGCAGTGGCTCTTGCAGATGTTGCAAATGGTATCATTGCTCTTAGTGAGGGTGCAACACTTGAAGATTTAGCAGAAGAGGTTTCTCACTTTGTGGTTGAAGGTATGCTTGAACAGGAGATAGACACACTTGTTAATAGTGAAGAATTTCTAAATAGTAAAGAGTATAATGATAATTACCAAACCTACAAAGATATTTACGAAAGACAAGGTTATGAAGGTAAGGAATTAGAAAGAAAGGTTCAAAAAGAGATACTTGGTAAGATGTTAGCGGGTGGTATTCTTACTCGTTATCAAAGTGCTATAAACACGGACCAAAATGCCGAACCTGGTTTCTTAGAAAACTTAAAGAACTTTGTAGACAAGTTGGTTGCAAAAATCAAGTCTATGCTACCAAACAACATGAGTACTTTGGAGCAGTGGCAGAGTGATTTATCCGATAAGTTGTTAAACGATAGAGTGGAGAGTATTCTTAATTTGAAAGAAATTCAAAGTAAAAACAAAGATACTCTAAACCCTGTTTTCTATGCAACTAATTCTAACAAGATTGCTCTTGCAACACTTAAAGATACATTAGACGCTTTAGAGGGTCGTTTGCAAAGAATCCGTAGGGCGAATATATCAGATGTTGAAGCTTACAACTACGAGGTTAGACGAGCAATTCAGGCTGTAGAAGCTCAAAATGAAAAACTTGCAATTCATACTTTGGTAACGATTGCTGAGAGTATGGCAAATAAGACAGCGTCGGATATTAAGCGTTTAACGAGTGGTCACAAAGGTATTCGTAACGAACACTTACTTGCAGACATTCGTATCATGGAAACCCAAATGATACCTGCTCTTCAAGAGTTACAAGCAAGTTTCGATACTTTTGGTATTGATGGTGCTGAGAAAGCAAATCTTGATAGAATTATATCTGTTGTAGAAACAATTGCTTCAGATAATAAAAGAAAAAGTATAAAGGTTACAACTACTAACGCTGAACAACAGGTTAAAGAGTTGTTGAAGAAATATAATATTCCTGAAGAGGCATATTTCCATATTGCAAAATCTTTGTTTGGTAGACAAGCGGATATTAGTCAGCTTTATACAATGTTCGGTAACCCTGAACACTCACAACATTATGCTATTGGGATGCTTGGTAAAATCATTGCTAACAATGGTATTAAGGCAAGAGCTTTGATGAATAAGTATGCAGGTGGGATTATAAACGTTTTAGATAAGTTTAAAGTTACTTCTGATGACCAAAAACTTCTTATTGAGAGAACAAATGACGGAGCAGATACAGGAAACTTTATTTCACACATTAACACTGCTGAAGCCGAAAAAGCTTATTACACAGCGTTGTTAGATGCTTACAACCAAGTTAAGTATGGTGCAGATAAGGACTCTTATAAAACTATGGAGGAGTTTGAAAGTGAAGGTTATATCTTTAAAGATTTATCAGATACTGAACAAATTCAATATAACGAAGAGAAAATAAAAGTTGACCAAGAATACCTAAACACTCGTTATACTACAGATGTTTATAACAAGATGAACGCTGTTTATAAAGCATTAGGTATGGGTCAGGAAGCATTAGATTTCTTAAGGTCTAATTCGGCAAGAAGACATGACTTGTTGAAGAAGATTATGGACAGCGACGGGAATATTAAACTTGAAGCTCTTAAGAGTTCTAAATTCGTTCTCCAAGATTTACAGTTGTTAGCAAATGAGAAAGCCGCGGCTACATCTCTTACTAACCCTTTAACAGGTGAAGTTTATGGTACGGTTAACGAAAGTAAACTTAGAGATATAACTTATACTTACGAAGATGCTAATGGTAAGCAGGTTACAGAATCTTTTAAAATACCAACTATTGAATTAGCAAGTGGTGTAGATATAAACGATTCTTCTGTTAAACGAGCAGTGGATTTGGTAAACATGAACTTGTTCAATGTTGCAAGATTCCAAAATGAAACTCGTACCATTAACGATAACTATCTAAATGAGGTTTCAAGAATTGAAGATTCCATCGCTCAGAAATATGGGTATAAAGATTTTGCTACTTTTGAGAAATCATCTCGTGCGAATAAATCTGCTATCTATAAGGAGATAAACGAAACTCTTTTAGACTTTGTACAGATAACAGGTGGTTTATCATTCTCTGAATCGTTTTATGCTAACCTTTCTACGGAACAGACAGCTCCATATAAACAGAAGTTAGACGAGATTATAAATGATACAGACGATGACCTTGTAAAAGATACAGCTGAGAAACTTAAGACTTTGATGACGAAGCGTGCCAATCTATTAAAAATTCATAGAAACAAATTGAATTTTGCTGAAATAGATGGTGACGAGATGTCTGATGTTGATAGAAAACACATCCGAGATTTAGATGCTGATATTAAAACATTAAAGCGTGAGTTGGCGGGCATGGTTGACGAAGATTTGAATGGTAAGTTAAGAGAGGATTTTTCTTCTTACGAGATGAACTCTTCATTTGAACAAGAATTGAAAGATTCAGGGAAAAATAAGTTAGACTTTATGGTTCAAAACTCTATTAACCCTGCGAAGTATCAAGCAATTCGTCAAACTTTTACTAAAGCTCTAACAGAAGGTAAATTAAGAGGTGGTAAAGACATTATCAACTTCTTGGAAGAACAAGGTGTTTTAGATAATGGTAGATTGACTCCTACGTATGCAAACATATTAAGTGACCAAGCTGCGATAGAAGAACTTGCTTCGAAGTATATGGTTAGAAATATGCCGTCGTATTACACTCGTTTTACACCAAAAGGGTATGATGCTTGGAAGAGACTAATCGACCAAAAGATATATCACACAAATGGTAAGCAGTCTTCGTTTGGTAATTTCTTAAGAAATGCTGTTGCAGAGAAAAGAGCAACTAACCCTAAGTTTGAACATGCTGTGGAGCAGTACATTACTATTAACCCAAGTCTTCAATATACTGACGGAAATGGTAAAACATTTAAGGAACAGATAAACGAAGATTTTGATAGTGATAGTCCATTCGGAGGTAGACAGTTTAAAACTGAAAAGTTTATAAATGAGAAATTCTTCCAAACATTTACAGAGATAGACAGAGATGCTTATCTTAAAATGAATGATACTGAGAGATGGGAGTATATGCAGAATTTAGCAGAGAAAACCAACGATGGTAAATTTGCTTTGTATGTTGAAGCCTTGAAAGCTAATAAACAAGCATATGAGAATTATGGTTTAGGAAGTAAATACTCTATCTTTAGAAGACCTCGTTTTAGAAAGAATACTGTGGAAAGTGTTGGACAAACATTAACAAGTCCTAAAGATGCTGTTGTTGGTTGGTTTAACAAATCATTCAAACAAGATGCTTCTAAACAGGATGAGGGTGCTTTCCAAGATGGTGTTAACTTAACGCTGGGTACAGACTATAAAACAATGCCAAAGCGAGGTATTCATAACTTTGAAGATATGAACGACTTAACAGAAGATGTTGCTTCTGCAGCGTTACAGTTCTTACACCATTCTTCTGACTATCTCGTGAAAGAAGAAACTTTAGATGATGCTATGATGTTAGGTTCACTAATTGATAGTCAAGTATTTAAAGGAAACCTTAAAGGTAAGGAATCACAAGTTAAAAAGATGTATAAATCTTTTGTTGATTCTCATTGGTATGGTATTAAGAAAGTTGGTAAATTTGAATTATTCGGAATGGATATTTCAAGGGTGGTGATGTGGTTGTCTGACTTTATTGGTAAAGTAAATACCTCATGGTCATTATGGGTTGCTGCGACAGGTAATACATCAGGTAACGTTTTTGCTTTATCCGAAGCTGTTGCAAGTCAATATTATGACACTGATGATTGGAAGAGGGCTTTCGGAACTTCGTTTGTTTCTACGGGAAAAAATGCAGCCGAAACGGGTAAAGCGAAGAGGACAAACAAGATGTATCTTACTCTTCGAGCTTTAGGTGTTCAAGGTTATGGTGTTGAAGAAACAAACTTTGCGACAGGTCATAACAGAGCTATTCAATCTCTTCTTAATGAACCAGCTTATAAATTGACAGACTCTGTTACTGAACAAAACCGACATTTGTTTGGAGCCACCATGCTTTTAGCAACAAAACTTTATAAAGGTCGTTGGATGTCTAAAGCTCAATTTGAAATGGTTAGAAGGAGAGAAGGTGCTGATAACGCTTCTATTAGAGCGGAGTATAAAACATTACCTTCGCTTTACGATAACTATAATGTTAGTGAAAATGGCGACCTTACTATAAGCGAACAAGGTAAGAAGTTAGCATTAGAGCAGTTAGAAAAACTGCACCCTGGTGTAGAACAAAGTAAGTTAGAAGCCATGTTGGATAATGATTCTCAAGTATTCCTTGATTTAGGAACGAGATTAGTTTCGTTACAAACCAACTTGGAAGGTACTGTTGCTCAAGAACAGAAATCTGCTGCAAGTAGGCATTGGTTAGGGAAAGCATTCCTTGTAAACCGTAATTGGTTCTTCAATAAGATGCAGAGGGATTTTAAAGCAACTCACTTTAACTATATTACAGGTCAGTATGAAGGCGGTGGATTAGTGAGTGCTATCAGAACTCTTCGAAATTTTGGAAATAAATTTAGGAAGGTTGTTGCGGCATCAAGTGATTTAGACCTTTTAACTATTTCTCAAAAAGAATTGATAAATGACCCTAATATTTCTGATGCTGATAGAGCTGCGATGATTCAACATTTCCAACAGCTTAACAAGAAGCAAGGGATTCAGAAAGGATTTGAAATGCTTCTACATTTTGTGTTAGCAGGTATAGGAGCAATGTTGTTGGCAGGATTTGCTTCTGATGATGAGGATAAAGAGAATTGGATGCTACAATCATTACTATATGTTTATCTGAGAACTGTTTCAGAATTAGGTTCTACTCAAATACATACAGGTGCACCTCAAGCGTTAGAGATGATGAAAACTCCTACGATGATTATGAATCCGTTTGTTGATTTATTCAAATCTCTTTCTTTTGATGAAGTTTCATCAGGAACTTATAAAGGAATACCGAAGCTAGGTCAGTGGTTTATCAAATATTCTCCTGCGAGACAGTGGTTTATGCACGAAGACCCATTCCGTTCGATGAGTACTTACGCGTTCCACAACACGGCTTCACTCGGTCTTGCGAATTTCAAGAGAGCAAAAGATTTCGAAGCTTTAGTAGATGATGAAGATGATTACGATTATGATGAAGAATAAATAAAAAGAAAGTCCGCTTTATTTAGCGGACTTTTTTAATTTAGTAATGTAGTCTAAAACTTGGGCACATTCTGTAAGAAGTTTTTCTCTATTTCTGTCCCAAGGACCACGAGGGAATATATTTTCTACTACCCATTTCAGGTAGCTCTCAGGTGCTTCAGATGGTTTTTTACCAACATATTTTCCAAAGTCGAATGTTATACCACTGTCAGGGAATTTCTTTCTTATATCGGCTTGGAATTTCTTCTGTGGTTCGTAAGGCATAGCACTGTCTTCACTACCTATTCTAACACCTGTTAATTGTTTACCTTGAGCAAACATCTGCCAACCTCTTCCTGGTACAAATTCTACTCTAAGGTCTTCAAGTTTACCAAATCGTTTTACATTATTTCCATAATCGATTAGTAAAACATGGTCTTTGTCAGGGTGTTGTCTAACACCTCTTCCTAATATTTGATAATGTAATACATAAGACCCTGTTGGTCTACCCATTATCACAGCTTGTAGTTCAGGATAGTCAAATCCTGTATTTCCCATAATCGCAATTTTACCTTTACGACGGGTAATCAATGTCCCTTTCGACATTGTCATACACCAAACTTCTTCTTTTACTATTTTATGAAGTTTAGCATCTTCGTTAGATAAAGTAACTTTATTTACTAAATAAAAAGTTATTTTAAAGTAGCCTTCATCTAACGGCTCAATCGTTGAAGTAATACCATTACATACAGCGATTTCTTGTAGTAAATCAAGCACATCTTTATTGAAGTGGATGTTAGAGTATACTTTTGATTTTGGTTGCCTATATGCCCTACAAAAGACCCTCACAACCTCTAAAAATTCACCTCTTGTTAAGTCTTGTAAAATATACCTTAAAGAAGATACATTATTACAACTCATTCTAAGTAACATGGCAAGTTTTAAACATTTGTCATAATCAATCTTTTCAAGTTTTGGTTTAATGACTACACCTGCTGTTGGTATTGTTACTTCTTTACCTACAATGTTATGTGCTTTTGTTTTATGATAAACACCTTTTTTATTAAGGATTACCATATCATGGTCATTGGTAACTCTCAGATTGGTAAGTTCGTTGTTAGCAACTTGAACCATACTTGTTGTATGAGTGTGCTGGTGGATATGGATAGGTTTTTCAAATGTTATAACACCTGTTTCCATATCATATTGAGCAACCTCATCATTTGGTTTTAGATACTTTTTAGTCTTCCAGCCGTTTTTCGTTAATACTTCTGTATCGGTGGAGAGACAGGTTAGAATACCATAGTTAAAAACATTCCAAATTTTACCCTTTTTAAAATCTGTAATAATTTTTTCTCTTTCTTTTGCGTCTGTACTACCAGCTAAGTATGCAGATTTAGGAATAAGTTCTGCCATTCTTGAAGCTGTTTCCAATGAGTCACAGAATGTTAAAGTTTTTGTTATTCCTTCAGCATTCAGTTTCTTAACTCGTTTGTAGATATTATTGTTAATACCTTGAGCTGAGATTGCTTCTTGAATACTTGTTTCTGTATATTCTGAACCTGTCGAGTTCCATCGAAGTTTACCCTCGTCAAAGTCGTGTTGTTCGTACATTGTTTTAGACCAAAACTTATCTGCAATATCTTTTACTTGTACAATGTGAATAACATCTTTAAGAAACGGAGTGTCTCTTAAAATTTTATTTGTTATAAAGTTTATTACAGAGTAAGAGTCGTTCATCTCTCCTAATCCTGAATAAAGTCTACAAGGTGTCGCTGTAAAACCTATAATGATTTTAGGGTTTACGATGTCTATAAACTGACGAAACATTGACCCTTTCGTTGGAGGATATTGATTACACTCATCCACAATCACATTTACAACACCATGCTTTTTAAATTCTTTTGCTTTCTTGTAAATACTTCCAATAGTAGCATAAGTAATATCTCCTAATTCTTTGGACTTAGCACCTGCTGAATATACTTTTGCGTCACCACCTATAGCTCTAAGCTTTTCAAGGTTCTGATTTAATAATTCGACGGTTGGTTGAATTACTACAGTTTTACCTTTAAGCATGTGTGCTGTGGAAGAAATACATATTGATTTCCCTGAACCCACAGGTGATATGACCAGCCCTCGTTTCATCACAATGTCATCGTTTTTCAGATACGCGTCAATCTTGTCTAAGATTTCTTGTTGATATGGTCTGAGTGTTATCTTTTTCATCTTGTTATCGTATTGTCTTTAAAGTTTAATATAAAATTGTTTTTACTAATAATATCGTTTCCAAGTATGCCGTCTATTTCTATATGGTCGTCTTGATAAATAACTTCCTTAATCCTTGTATAATCTTTGGCATAAATTGTAGTTTTTAGAAAGGTATCGCCTAACTTTAATTTAACTTTGTGAGCGTTGAATAATTTATTCTCTGACCCACCAAATCCTTCTGCGTTTATTGGTGCAAGGTCACCAACCACACCTCCTACCTGCTTTATTGTTTCCGTGTGTAAAGATGTAAACGAAGCCCCTGTGTCTAATAACAGAAACTTATCTACACCGTTAACTTGCACTTTAACAATTGGTAGACTTGAACTTGTGTAAATTTTAGTCACATAAGTTTCGTCTTGCAAAGATACATCTTTTTTACAAGAATACAAACAAATTGATAAAAAAATTACACTTAAAAATAATTTTTTCATTATTTACTATTTAAAAATTAATTCAAAACAAAAAACACCCCTGTTACGGGGTGCTTTCGAAAGTCTACTCAACGACTTCCACTTTAACCTTAATACGCCCCGACCTCAAATCTGAAACTTGTCTAAAAGCACCTTTAGTAAGGTCTACATTTTTGTGACCGTTAGGGTGGTTCATGAACTCACCTCTATCAGTTACAGTCACAACAACATGTTTTCCATTAGCTAAATTTGTTACCTTTAGCTTTGTTCCAAACTTGTACTTCGTATGAGCGGCACAAGTCATAGCATTTTCGTTGAAAACACTTCCATTTGCGGTCCTTCTAACCTTTCCTGGATAAGCATACCAAGTAGCCTCACCATTATTAGCGAAAGACAAGGAAAACAGTGTGGTTAAGGAGAGTATTAAAATCTTTTGGATTAACCTCATTTAACACGCATTTATTTTCACTTACGACTGCCAACATCGTCTCTTTTTAAGTTACCAACAGAGGTAACAGGCGTTATTTTATCACTTTCTTTGTTAACTCTTCAGCCAAGTTTACAAAGTGGTCAAAATCTGTTTCGTAAGAGCCTGTAAAATATAACTCTTTTCTTAAACCTTTCGGAGGGGCAACTCTTCCATATTGAAATAAGTAGTGTAGTTCTTTGTCCTTTTTGTCAGAATAAACTGTTTTATTAAATTTATAATCTCTACAAATCATTTCATAAAGAGGACTTTCCTCTAAACTCGGTCGAGTGGCGAAAACATTTGGTTGCTTCCATATTAAATTGTGCAAAGCATAAGTAAAGGAATCAGCATGTAGGTGATTTTCAACAGTTTGAATAATTGCTTTTGGACTGAAACCTGTTTCATTCATAAACCATGCCAATCGTTCTCTGAAATTTTTACCTGCTCCATTACCTCGTTCTTCATACAGTTCTTTAAGTTTCTCTTCTACGAGAATAACCTCATCGGTAACTAAAGGTTTATCTAAATTCTCTAAAAATGCTTTACCTTTAGGACTTATTCTCAATCGCTCGCGAATAGTCTTTCCTGCTTTAACAAGAGTAAAATAACCTTCTTCTAACAGTTCATTTATTCTATCTGCATCATCTTTGGAGATAAGGTCTACTTCTTTTTGTAACACTTTAATTAGTAATATGTAATCGCTGTCTGTTAAACCTGCTTTGTAAAGATATTCAAAATTAATCATAAGTTTTTCTATTTATTTTTAAAAAGGACAATCGTCATCATCATTTCCACTGTAAGGGTTGTCCATATCTTCTCCCCATAAATCTTCAGTGGCTTCCATTCGTGGAATATCGGGTTGTTTCTCAACCATCGTCTGAAAACTATTTTCTACTTTCTTCTTTTTATAAAGTCGTTCCACCTGAAGAGTAACATCTCTATCATCTTCAGGGTCCGCATCATCTTGTCTAATCTTAACATAATGCCAAAAGATATTCCCTTTAGTTTCAAAAGCTGTTTTATCCCTTCTATTATCAATCATGAACTCCTGTAAATGAGGATACCTTTTTGTCTGAACAAACATGTATTTGTCGATTCCGAGCTTGAATGGATTGTGAATAATTAGGGTTAAGTCTGAAATAAACATAATATTACTTGAATTATACAAATCCGCTGCTTTTGGAAAATGACTTTTGGGGTCACCTGTTCTACTTTCAAGTTCACGATTCATTTGTGAAAGGTTGATGAAGGAAACATTAGAAAACTCTTTCTTTAAATCGTTTTCATATTCTAACACTTCATCCATCGCTTGTTTTTTATTACCACTGTCTTTAATGAGTCCGAGGTGGTCTATGGAAACAATTACCTTCTCTTTATCACGATGTTGTTTTAGAAACTCTCTTACATTAACCAACCATTCTTTTGAAGTTAGTGGTTTTTCAATATAAAATATATTAGGGTGGCTTTCTTTTTTGAGAGTGTCGTTAAACGCAGCTTCTTCCATTGCTGTAAATTCTTTATCTTCAGCAAGAATTTGTTTCATCGGAGATTTCATTGTTTCTTTAAGTCTCCTCAAAAGCAAGTTGAATGAAGTCATTTCATAGTTACATTTAAGTAGTACGAAATTATCACAATTCGGATTTAAGGTTTTATCGAACATATCATCTTCGATATGTTTGAGGATTGTTGTTTTACCAAATCCTGAGAGAGCAGCGATTGTTATAATCATTTGACTGAATATCCCCCCTAATAGGTTTTCATTTAAATGCGAATACCTTGTTATTATGGGTTTTTCCTCGCCTTTTTTAATCCTTAAGATTTTGTTTTCAGCCTCCTTAATTACATCTTTAGATGGTCTGATAACGCTTAAATCTACATTGTCTAATGTTACTTCAATCGGACTTGCCATTTTATTTTTCTTTCTTTATATAGTGGTAAATAATAAATATAAATTCTGAGTCTACTTTCTCAAACTCTATTGTTTTAATTTCCTTATCATAATTACTCTCTAACCAAGTATTTAACTCGGCTTTTACATCATCAAGCGATGTTTTAGTTATTACATGAACTTGTAATACATTTTTTTCAGAAGTGAAACTTTTACCTGCTTTTTTATAAGCGTCTTCTATATCTTCTTGCGAAAAGTCTTTTAACTGATAAGGTTCAACCTCTGTGTTTGTATCAAAAGTTTCAACTTGGTAATTCATCAGGTTTATTGCATCTGTGTTACTACACTTTAAATAAGGCGTGAAACCTTGAGCTGATGTGAAAGGAGTATTAAAACACTCATTTATTTTAACGGTTCCAAATGTGGTCATATCTCGCTCGTCTTTCTTTTAAAATTAAATCTTTAATATTTATAAGTATAGGGTCATGTTTTAAAAACCCTATCTCCATCGCTTCTGCAAATAGTATTATCACTTCGTTGAAAATGTTCTTATGATAACTAAACCATTCATCCATTTCATAATCATCAAACTCTTCTATCTCACCTTTTAAATAAGGAATGATATGAGAATAAATGTATCTATCATTATCTACAAAAATTTCACGTTTACGGTCATCTTTATATTTAAAAAGGACAGCTTCAGGGTCGCTGTAAGTTTTAAATGCTCCAACGGTGCGACCTTCTCCAACAGTTTTAATAGTTTCTATTGCTAAATGGATTTCTACTAAACCATCTATTGTTTGTAATGAAACAACAGGAATTGATTGTGTTTGTTTAGACATATTAATTAAGTGTTAAAATTATTACTGATAATAAAACTATCGCAGGGTAAGCAATTTTGTCGTATTTAGCATGGATATAGTTGAAAATACCCATTGCATTTACTCCTGCTTTGAAGATGATTCCTATAAGAATACCTCCTACTACCATTGCTGTTTGCAACATAATTCCTTCTGTTAAAGAATCTCTATAAATTGACTGCATATCATTCAGTATTCCAAAAGAGGAAAGAATAATAATGTATCCAAAAAAGAAGAATACTAAATCAAAAAGTAAGTGCCAAAAGAAACTTATAACTGTTTCTGAATAATCCACTACAGGGATGTTTAAAAATTTACCTTTCATTATAATTATTTTTTATAAGCTAACATTTCTACTGTTTTGTTTAAAACAGGTTCGTAATTTACTAATTTAAAATCTTCATACTTAACAGATTTTATAAACTCTTCAAATGGTTTATCTAATTCCCAACTTGACGAGTCAATCTGTATTTCGTGAACTTTGTCTACAGCCGTAACTTCACTAACTTCTTCAGCCAATTCATATTGGTTATCATAAAGATGAACATTTCTTAAATCTCCTTCAAGGGCTGTGAATTTATGTCCTGACCAAATCTCAAGGATTTTACCCATTAAGAAATAAAACACAATATTCATTGGTAAACCAAGTAAGGTATCCACCGAACGCTGTGACCATTTAAGCATAAACCCATCATCTTCTTTAATTAGCTGATATAGGAAGTGACAAGGTCTTAAACTCATATCGTCAAGGCTGTCTAACTGCCAACTATCAATGATTAAATCTGTTCTGTAAGGGTTTTCCTTAAAGTTATCAAAGACTTCATATTGTCGAGCGTATTGGTGTCCATAAATCTTACCTAATGAAAATCTTTTATCGTCTTCAATCTCAGGATTGTTTTTCAATAACTGCAAATACTCGCTGGATATATTTTGATAATTGCAGAAATCAGCATCCCAAAAATTCACTTTTGCTTTCCAATAATCCCTAATGTCTGTTGAACCTTTCAAGAACAATAACAGTTCGGCAACAGCACCTTTAAAGTAAACTTTCCTTAAAGATATTACAGGATTATCTTTTGAAAACAAGAAGAAATCCGCGGTTGGTATCTGTTTTCTTTTTGTACCTTTTCTATTTGGGTCATCATACTCAAACCCATCTGATAAGATTTCACTCAATAAATCTTTGTAAAATTCATCTACTTTATTCATAACTTGTTTTTCTTTTAAAGATTACACCATCTGTCATATACTTTCCGTCTTTTATCGGATAACGCGTATAACTTGCCGTAAATTCATTCAAATCTATGTGTGGGAAGTAAACATCACCTTCAGCATCATCATCAACAATAGTGGCATCTATGGCGTCGATATAAGGCATTGCTTCTTCATATATTCTACCACCACCTATAATATAAGTTGTAGAATTGTATAACAACTTGTTATCTCTTTTACAATATTCTATTGCTTCAGGGACACTTTCAAATACTTTTACATTTTCACTCTCTTCTATATCACAAGGTTTCGTGGCTACAATAGCATTAAATCTGTTCTTTAAGGGTTTGGTTGGTAAACTTTTCCAAGTATTATAACCCATGATAACGTTATTCCCTACTGTTTTAGATTTAAACTGTTTTAAGTCTTCAGGTAGTTTGTACATTAAATCATTATTTTTACCAATCGCTTTAATTTGATTCATACAAACTATCGCTACAACTTTACCCCGCACATCCCTCATGTGTATTGGGTCGGGACTCATTACGAAGTTTTCATCTTCGTCTTTTCTAACTCTGTCTTTTATCATTCTTGATTAATTTTTTGCAAATATAAGAAAAGAAAAAGAGATGACAAAATTTTATCACCTCTTTTTTAAATTATTTTTATATCCCTGCTTGGGCACCGCATGTAACCACATTTATTTGAAAACCTTTATCAAATAAATGCATCCAGGAATTAACATTGATTGTAGGTTCTGGGTCATATCCTCCACACGGGTTGCAAGTAATATGAACTAATGACCAAGGTTCATTTCTCTTATGATTGAAAACTGCAGCTGGTAATTCCTGTTCAAGTGTAACAATAGCCTCATTTGTAAATTCCACTTCCACATCTATCTTATCCACAAAAGCAAAATCTAAACGACTTTTCTCATTATTTGTGGGTTTCACAGGATAGTTCTTATGAAACTCAGCACTTCCATTTACAGTTCCGCCTTGCATTCTCACGGTGTAAGAACAACCACTGTCACTACCTTCAACAGAAAGTTGTATCTTTCTTTTAAAGTGACCATTTGCTTTAACTTTAAAAGTCATAGCTCCTCGTATATCACAATTTGAAGGTCTAAAAGGAGTAATATCTTCTGTGGTATAACCTACACCTTGAACATTTATAATTTCTAAATTTGACATTATCTTTATATAATTTTAAGCTTCGCAACTTGAACAAACAATGGTGTTTGTGTATTCTTGTAAAGCAGATATACTGTGATGATAATAAAGAGTTTTAACACCTAACATATGTGCGTGAACCATCAACTGATGAATATCCTTCGCTGGTGTTTTAGGATGTAACATTATGTTCAAAGATTGAGATTGGTCTATATGAACCTGTCTTTGAGCCGCTTGATTGATAACTTCCAACTGAGAGATTTCACTAAAAGTTTTAAACACTTCTTTTTCATGGTCTGTTAAACAATCAATCTTCTGAACACTTCCGAAGTTTTTAAGAATTTCATCCCATACTTCTTGTGGGTTCTCAACTCTTTCGTTTATAATCTTTTCAAGATACGGGTTTTTAAAGATAATCTTTTTCTTCGCCATATCTCTTGTATAATAGTTACTTCTGTAAGGTTCAATTCCTTGAGAAACTTGTCCTAAAATAAATGAAGAAGAAGAGGTTGGGGCTATAGCCATTCTTGTTACATGTCTAAATTTCTCACCTGTAAAACCTTCAGCCTCGAATATAGGAGCATATCCTAATTCTTCACCCAATCGTTTAGATTCGGCAGAACTTCTTTCTTTAATGAATTTGAACAATTGTTCATTGAAGATTTTAGCTTCGATACTTTCAAATGGTAGCATTTTACTCTGTAAATAGGAGTGATAACCTAAAATCCCTACCCCGATTGCCTTTTCTTCTCTTGCAAAATTAACAGCTTTTTCTAAAAACTTAATATCTTTAGCTGTTTCAATAAAGTCTGTAAGAATTGTATCTAAAAAAGCAACTAATACTTCAACCACATCTGTCTCTTTCCACTCGTCAAAGTAAAGAGCGTTAAGTGAAGCTAAACAACAAACAAAACTTTTATGTTCGTTAGAGCAAAGACTAATTTCCATACAGAGATTAGACGCTTGTATTGTCTGACCTGTATATTTATAAATCTCAGGACTTTGATTGTTTACATTATCTCTGAAGAATATGAATGGGGTACCAACTCTCTGTCTTGATTGCAATATTGATGCCCATAATTTTCGCTTCTCAGAATCACCATCTAACATCTGTTGAAACCACTCATCACCAATTGAAATAGCTGGGAATAAATCTTGAACTTCACTACTTTCGTGTCGTATCTTAATAAACTCATTAATATCCAAATGTTCAATAGGTAAAGTAACAGACATCGAACCTCTCCTTTGTGAACCTTGCTTACAAGCATTCACGGTACTTTCGAAGAGTTTACAAAAATGTACAGCTCCGTCGGAAGTACCACCTTTTGAAATTTTAGCACCTCTCGGTCTAAGGTTACCTACATACGCGGAAGTACCACCTCCATACTTTGACATTGTTCCTACTTCAGCGACAGTCCCTAAAATAGATTCCATAGAATCTTCAATGTAAGACCCAAAGCAACTAATCGCTAATTGTCCTTTTCTACCAAAGTTAGACCAAACAGGTGTCGATAAAGAAATATAACCTTTAGACATATAGTCTATAAACTTGTTATAATAATCTTCACTTTTGTAGATTTCTCGAAATGCCCGAGTTGCAATTTGTTCTACTCTTTGTTCTAAACTTTCATCATTACGAAGGTATGCTTCGTTGTTTCTCATAAAGGATTCTGCATCCTCATTAAACCATCTATATCTCATTTTATCCAAAAATACTATCTTCTGTTACATCTTCCAAGTCTCTCGCGTAGTTGGTAGGTCTCTTATTAAAGAAATCCACATGTTTATCTAAAGCCACTTCTGCATTAAACCATTCGAATTTCTTTTGTTCTTCCGCGTCAACTTCAAATAATTTCTCATAACCCATCATTTCCATGGACTTATTAAATCTATACTTCAAGAAATTATCTACCATATTAAATGTTACATATTCTAAATCTTGTCCTTGTAATATCCAACGAACAATATTTAATTCTGCGTCGTAAGCTTTGTGGCAAGCTCTTATCATTTTCTTTCTGAAATCATCATCAAAGAAGTCAGGATATTCCTCTCTAATCGTAGCAATAATCCATGCTCCCACATTCGCATGTAAATCTTCTTCAAGGAAAGTAGCAGATATTACATTGTCTACACCTTTAAAATACCCTTTATGATAATTCATAGACTTCATAATGAAAAACTGACTGAATAAAGAACAGTTTTCAATGAACGCTGAGAACAAAGCAACATTTAAAGCGTAATTTTGTTTAGCATTATCAGAAGCACCTTTCATATATTTTTGTAGGTATTCCACTCTTCCTTTGATTTCAGGTACTTGAAGTACTTGCTCAAAATCTCCGTTTAAGTGTAAGATTTCCAGCAACTTACTATAACTTTGTTCATGAATGAGTTCTTGATAAGCCATCATTGTACCCAACTCATTAAACTCTGCTTTTGGGAAATGTTCGTATAACTTCGCCCAAAATGTTTTTACAGATACTTCAATTTGACTAATTGCCAATAAACATCTTCTTACAACTTCCTTCTCGTGTTCTGTCAATCGTGTGTTGAAATCTTGCACATCTTGTGTAAAGTTAAATTCGTTCACATTCCAAATAGAACTTTGCATAACTTCTACAAATTCTGCTGCTCGTGGGTACTCAAACGGTTTAAACGCCACTCTTTTATCAAATATTCCCATAGTATTATAAAGAACCTCCTTTTTACAGGAGGTTTTGCAAATTTAAATTAATTATTTTAATTGATGAAAAACATAACGCTAAGCGTTACCACTCATACGAGAATTTACTGATTCTTTCGATGCTGTTGAAACTGACTGTGTTACATTGGTTAAAACTCTTAGATAAAAATCATATTTAGTTTTAGTTATGTTTGCATAGTCGTTGTAAATTCTCAATCTTCTAAATTCTTTAGAATATCGTGGGTCAGTATAAACTAATTTTTCAGATTGTGTTACAGATATTCCTTTTTCTTCAGATAACAATTGTATTACCTCCGCCTTGATTTCTTTTTTAAGTAAATCTTCATTAAAAGAAACATCATTGTTAACTGTATCTTTTAAAGTGGCAAGGTATTCAAGTAAAGGAGTCATCGCTTTTTTAATCTTATCATATTCTTGGGTGATATGAATATCTAAGACTGAAGAATAATACTTACTAATTTCCTCTAATTGTTCTAAACACTCATCAATTTCTTTCAAGTCTTCATGACTCATTTTAAATTCTAATCGTGTTACAGAACCTTCTGTGAAATTCTTTTTAATGTTTTCTAATTCTTCGATAACTTCTTTATGAGTTTCAGTATCTAAAGTTTTAATAGTATTCTCTATACATTTTACTACCCACTTATCTTGTTTAGCAGTAAGCATGTTATTTTTTCTTTTTATTGTTTCTTGAACCTAATTTTACAGTTTTAGCAACCTTTGGTTGTTTTGCTAATTTTTGAGAAGCTTCAATTTCACCCTCTATCTTCTTTTTAAGCTTTTCTGTAAATTCTTCTTGAGGTATTGTTTTACCTTCTTGAATATTCTTCTCATGTAACATTTCCATATCTCCTAAAATGTTAAAATATGTAACACCTTCAGGTGATATAACTTGCATCAAGTTTTCAGGCGATGCTGTATGATTTAATGAACGAACATCAATCTTATATTGTGCTGACACCTGTTCTTTAGCAAGTTTATCCATTATTTTCAAAAGAGATAAAAATAATGTTCCAGGGATTTCGATATTTACACCGAAATCATATGCATGTTTTGTTGTGTCTATTGTTTTATTTTCCATTAATTCCACAAAGTATATCTAAATTTTGTACAAAATGATAAGTTGTTCCTTCAAATACAAGTTTTTCTGAAATAGCTTTTTCTCTAAGAACCACTGTTTCCCCTACTTGTAGTTTACTATCACTCGGGACAGCAAATACGGTCGCCTTGTGATGTTTACTCTCGTCATGAACCTTAAACCCTGATTGTTGGTCTTTTAAAGGTTCAACATTTACTAAGATAATTTTATCTTTTGCTGTTAATCGGTTTTCCATCTTTGTAAATTGTTAAGTTAATTTTGTCTCTTCGGTGTGGTTTTGATTGTTTCCACTCCTGCGTGTGTTCATAAATTTTCTTCTGTCCCATGTTTATAATAATTTATTAATAATTAAATCTCCAATATCGTCACCTTCTTGTAATTCAGTTTTCTTATTAAGGTAATTAGAAACTTTAAACTTTCCAAGGCTTAAGAAAGGCTCGATTTTGTCTTTCCATATATAGTAAGCATCTCCTTTGTCAGGGTAGAATACAACTTCCCGCCCTCGTAATGCTTCCATTCTTTGTTCATTGATATTCTGAATACCACCTGTTGCTATCCAAATACAATCAGGTTGTGCTAAACATCCAAGAATTGCTGTTTTCTCTGACTCTACTACACAAATCTGTCTTGTGCGATTATTCTCTTGTAGTAAATGTTGCCCGAAAAAACATTGTTCTAAGTTGAAATCATTGTAAATACCTTTATCAGGTGTATGAAACCAAGTAATATGGTTGTAAGGTTGTTTAACTCTTTTACCATCTACTTCATTATACAACATTATTTTACCTGTTCGAGTATTAAACTCTTCATCCAACTGCCAAAAGACTGTCGAGCCTTCCCACTTATCGCTTGTTCCTACTCTATATAAATTGATAACTTTTATTACATCTTCTTTATTAAAGTATTTAAATAAGAATTTTACAAAGTTGTTATCTTCGTAATCTCTCATCGACTCTACTACATATTTAGAATTAACAAAGTTTATTCTATCTACTAAATGTAGGTATTCAGGTTTTACTTCTTTAGTTTTAACGACTGTTGTTTTTTTTTCATCAGTTGTAGGATATTTCAAATATCCACAATGAATAACACGATTACATCGCCCACAGTCATCGTCTGCATATTCACCCGTAGTAACATCTACATATCTTGCAAATGTATTCTTCTTACCACATTGAGGACAAGTAAAACGGCTGTCTCTACCTTTATAAGGTTCTAATTGATAACGGAAAGTGAACGGTTTGTATTCTACTTCCTTAGCCATTATTTTTTATGTAATTGTTCTAAAAATTCAACAAGACTTACTCTTTTTATAACATCAGTTTTGAAGTTATCAATACTTACAGAACCTTCAACTAATTTAATAGTTGGTGTTTTCCAAGTATGTTTTATCTTACCTTGCTCGTAAATAACTTCACAAAGATTACCAAGTAAACTATCTGTACCACTTTGGTCTTTTAAGTTGTAAGAAGGACTTGTTATCCATTCTTTTGGTGACCAATTGAACAACCCCTCGATTTTCAAATCAGGATAACTCTCTGCCACAATTCTTTTATATAATTGAAGTTGTAAATAATGAGAATCATAAAAACCTGATTGTGTGGATTTAAAGTCTACAATTGCATAAACTTCTCTTTCTTGCTTTGATAGTTTAGGTTGTCCTTTCTTTTCTCCTGTTTTATAAACCTCACCAAAATAACCCTCTTCTTTAATAGTCATTTTACAAATCATATCAATCGGAGATGCTACTTGGTATTTTTCAGATTTCATGATAAGTTCGAGAGCGACAGGTTTAACATTGTAATCTTCAACAAATTGACCAAATGCTAAAATCGCTTTTTGCAACCATTCTGTATCCTTCGCCATGATTTCACCAAAGTAAGGTAACATTGTAAGCTCGGGTGCTTCCTCGTTGATTAGAATATCTAAATCTGAAAGATTAATAGGTTTTCCTTGAATATAGTATCCTAATAAGAAGTGCATTAAAGTACCTCTTGAAGCAGCATACTCTAATTCTTTACCTGGGTCTTTACCTTCTGCTCGAAGTTTATTTCTCCAAGTTTCAAGAGCAATCTTATCTTCTGCATAACCGTCTTTAATAAGTGTTGTACCACTTGAATAAAGTTTAACTTTTCCTGTAGGGTCTACAGTATAGTAAAAACGGTTATTTCCTTGTTGGAACCTTCTAATGAATGTTGTAGGTCTCGTAATGTCTTTGCTGAGGAAATCATATTGTTGTTCCTCAATCGTGTAATCTAATTTCTTTTCGTTTTCCATGTTGCAAATATACAATTAATATTTCTAATACAAAAATATTTTTGTCATTTTATTTGTAAAAGGGTTAAAAAATACTAACCAACGCTTATTCGAAGTGTCTTTACGAATAGAAGGTTCGAAAATCCCGTAAGCTAAAAGTAGCAATGCTACTATAAATAACCATGTTTTCATTTTAAATGTTCTTTAGTTAATAACCATTTATCTAAATCTTCTGTTAAATCGAGCGTTCGATAAGTCTTATAAAGTTTCTTTTCAAATTTATCATCTGTAAGATGTATTAAAACTCGCGTGTCAAATTCAAATCCTTTATTTTGTAACATCAACTGATAAAAACTGAATTGAACAGAGTATTTAGAAAGATTACTTGAATCCAACCCATACTTCTCACCGATATATTTTAACGGTTTTTCAGAGTATTTATCACCTTCTATCACACGATTACTTTTGAAATCGCCAATTGAGAGCTTCCCTGTCTTCTCATTATAGAAGATAATATCAGCCGTTCCACAATACCAATGCTCAGGATGATACATTTGTAACTCTGAAGCCACAGGTACAAAATAAGATGGTAGACTATCTAAAAATTGTTTAACACCTAAACTTTGTTTATCGAATACAACAGGTGGTTCATCTAATTCTCCTAACCATTTCCATTTGATATAATCTTCTCCAAATAAATGGACTTTTGTACCATGTGTTGTAGAAATAGTACCTTCACCAGCCCATGCTAATTTAACATCTTCAGGGTCTAACTTCCTTGATTTAGCATACTTTTCTGCAAGTGTGTCAGAATCAAACTCTTCATAAAAGTACTTCATGAGAGCAGAGACAGACTTTATAGGTCTGTCCTCCTGCCCTGCAATGGTGTACTTATGAATGTCCTCTTGGAAACTTATCCCTGGAAAAGCATCTTTAAGACGCTTATTCCACGCTCGTATCTCCTCTAAGTTCATCTATTCTTTTGTTTATCTTATCAGCCGTTGTGAAACCAGGTCTCGTAAACAACGGTTCATCGTTTTCATCAACGATGATAACTGTAGGAAACTTCTTAACCCCGTATTTCTGCATAAGTTCAGGTTTCTCATAACCTATAAACTGTTCAACAGGTAAACCTTTAACATTAGGTAATTCTTTTTCAATCTCCATACATGGACCACAACCAATCATTTTCACAACGATTACTTTGGCTGGTTGTTTCTTTTCAAATAAAACAGTCAAATCCACAGGTTTGTAATTCGCTGGTTTGATAACTTTACCATATTCATTTTTAACAACTTTACCATTTTCATCAAGTTTGGTCATGTTGTTAGCATGAACTAAATCCCATGCCTTTTCGAATTTGTCGAGCAATCCGTATTCGTGCATTGTTCCAAGCAAGATATATAAACTATCTACACCTGCGTCTAACACTTCTACATCATCTCTACGAGAAAGAGCGTTTTCCAACTCCTGTGTTTCTTCTGTAAGAAGTCTGTTTCTAAGATTTACTCTTTCTACATACTCTTCTCCAAATAGGTTTTTTAAAGAACCCTCTTCAACTTCTGCTAATTTAGCTTGAAACTCTCTAATGTTTTCTATAAACTTCTTCATATATTATAAATTAAAATTGCTTAAACCTTTTCCTTTTTCATCAGCACCTAATACAATTGCTTCAGTTAATAACATTGTACTAACAGTGTCTATCGCATTTTCAGTTGCCAATCTTATCACTTTCGCAGGGTCTATGATACCTGCTTCAAACATATTTACAAACTTTCCTGTTAAAACATTAAAACCTATGTCATCATTGTTCTTTAAATTCTCAACAGGGTCATTTACTTCTTCTCCAATAATGTATCCAGCATTTTCAAGAAGTGTTAAGAACGGAACAACAAGTGATTTCTTAACAATGTCTAAACCAAGTTTAAACGCCACAGATGTTGTATTTTCAGGAACTTGAAGATTGTAAATACCAGCTCCAATTCTATAAAGGAAAGAAGCACCACCAGGTAACACACCTTCTTCTATAGAAGCCTTAACAGCACTGATTGCATCTTCCACTCTGTCTTTCATCTCTCTAAGGTTTACTTCCGATGTTGCACCAAGTTTGATAACTGCTGCTCCACCTGTAAGTTTTCCAAGTCTTTTCTCGTAAACTTCCAAAGCATAACCTTTCTTGTTATCCATAAGAGCTTTAATATCTTCTGCTCGTTTAGTAATCGCTTCCACGCTACCTTGACCACCGATGATAGTGGTATTTTCCAAGTCTGCTACCACAGATGTCGCTTCTCCTAAATCATCAAGTTCAAGAGTTTCAAAACTATCACCTTTTTCTTTACTAATGAAAGTCGCACCTGTTACAATACACATATCTTGTAACATATCGTATCTTCTATCTCCAAACTCAGGAGCTTTAACCACACAAACTTTAATGATACCTTGTGCGTGGTTTTTCAAGAACAACTGCACACATTGAAACTCCATATCATCACAGATAATTACAAGCCCTCGATTTTCATTGTTCTCACGATTTGCTTCAAGGATTTTATTTACAATGTTTTCAAATACAGAAGCACTTGATATAACATAATCTGTAATAATAATGTAAGGATTATCCATTACACTTCTTAATCTTTCAGCATCTGTTATTAAATACGGTGTAATTAAACCTCTATCAAACTGATAACCGTCTACAAACTCTACATACGACTGATGAGTTTCAGAGTTATCAAATGATACCACCCCATGTTTTCCAACTTTCTCAAATGCTTCAGCGATATACCCTCCGATAACAGGGTCGTTGTTTGCTGAAATTGTTGCTACATTTTTGATTTCTCCAACACTCTCTACTTTAACAGTGTGTCCTTCGATAATTTTAACAATCTCTTCTTTAGCGTAATCCATACCTCGTTTAACATCTGTAACATTGACATTACGAAGTCTGTCCACTGACTCAAACCCATTATTCACAAGGGCTTGTGTAAGAATTGTTGTTAATGTACTACCATCACCTGCGATACGGTTAGCACTCTCTGATGCTGATTGAATTAGTAAAGCACCTTGTCTAACAAGAGCGTCGTCTACCTCTACTGATTTTGCAACAGTCACACCGTCTTTTGTGATGTGTGGTGGAAATCCACTCGAATTAGAAATAAGTACATTACGACCTTTCGCACCGTAAGTTACTTTAACAGCGTTAGCAACTAAATCTACACCTTGTTTCAATGCAAGGCGAGCATCTTTTCCAAAATGGATTTCGTTTTCTCGTTTTTTACTCATCTTATTTGTTATAAATTCTTGTTAATAAATTTTCAAGTTCTTCTTTCGTGAGAGCAGAAGTCTTTTCACCAAGCTCCTTGAAACGTTTTACATAAGGATTGTTCTCATTACTACTATTTAGTCTAATGGTATAACCATATCTATTGTAGGTAATTTCAAACTTATCGTCTGCTGTAAAACACGGCTGATGAAAATCAACTTCGCCACTCAAGCAGTGTAAATCTTTTAAAATCATTTTTTCTTATTTTCCGTTTTTCGTATTAATTTTAAGAATGACAAACAAGCGTCGTATAAACATTCTTTTGTGTCGTTACCCTCAAAGAATATATCGTCTTCACCATCGTTTATCCATAAACCTTCTTTTGTAAAAGAAAGTGTTAAACCATACTTCTTACTCAATACTTCAAACACTTGCATTAATCTATCATAATTATAACGAAAGTCTAATGCTAATGTGTGACGAGCAACAAAACTTATATGTTTACCATTCTTCTGTACTCCTTTACGAGCTGTTATTAAACGGGGGTCTTCTGAATACCAACCTACATGTTCTTGGTGGTAATCATCGAAAGGTATGTAAATCCAACCTAAAAATTTAGCAAGACCTTCATACTCTTTCTTTAGTTTCTCTTGTTCTGTCATTAACTATTTTATTTGTTTGCAAAGATAATAAAATAAAAAGAAACTTGCAAATTTTATCACAAGATAGTTACTTAAAACAAAATCAACGTCTTAAGTTTTATAAGAATCTTTTAAATATTCATTCTTAATGGCGTACTACACACCTCTATTGGATACTGAAATTCTCCAACTACTTTCTTTAGAATGTTAAGTGAACCATTTAAATCAGCATTGATTATCTTGTTTTTAGCTGACCTGAAAAGTCCTCTCTTTATTCTTTTTCCTAAATAACTCTCATGTTTTTCTATAGTTTCATTATCTAGAAAACTACACTTAGAAGTATAAGATTCTTCTGTAAGAATAATATTAATTCCTTCCAACTTGCATTTATACTCTAACTGTTTTATAAAAGTATAAAAAGGTATATTAACAAAAGATTGATTATTTATCTTTCCAATATTAATGTTTTGTTTCCACTCCTCGTTGTATCCTATTACAAGAGTACTTATATCATTAGAAACTAAGAAATTCACTAACATTTTAGAAGATTTATGTAAATAATCTTTAACTTTATTGTTTCTTTTGTTTGTTATACTTTCTATTCTTTTTGATGTTTTCTTGTTACCTTTTAATAATGATTGTAACCTTGATTTTTCTTTATTCCAATATTGGTTAATTGACTTTAAAGGTTTACCATTAATAATAAAAGGTTTAACAACATTAGATGAAACCGTAGCTAAATTGTTTAATCCTAAGTCAATAGAAGCATATCTCTTATTATCACTTTTAGGTTTAACATCAGTTACTTTATATGTAACTTCGATTACATGATGATTGTTTCTAGGTAAAACTCTTACCTCAACTATATTAGATTCGGTTACCTTTGTAGGTATTTCAATAGATACAGAAGATAGTTTAATTAAACCTTTTCTAAGATATACTTTAGATACAGCACTTTTATGAAAGACGGCTAAATTTCTTCCTTCTTTATCTAAATACCTTGGAATCCTTACAGGTTTATCATAGTTACCACTTTGTTTCTTCTTAAGTAAAGCAAAGAATGACTTAAAGTTTCTATCAAGTAACATTAAAGTTTGATTAGCTACTCTAGTGGGCAATGCATAATAATCCTCATCTTTAGAATCAACCATTAATCGATTAACTTTAAAGAAATTTAGATAACCTTTAGTTTCAAAATAATGTTGTCTAACTAAATATAAAGCTTTATTATAAAGATTTTTTGTCTTAAAACATAATTCGTCTAATTCTTTATTGTTCTTTATGATATGTCTTTCTGTTAAATACATTATTCTAATTCTTTTATTATCTTTTCAGTTGTTGAAAGTTGTAAAGTAGCAAGTTTCTTCCTAATTTATTTCTTTTTTTTACCACCACGACTTCTTCTATCCCCTGCACTATCAGTTTTACTACCTCTATTTGCAGAAGGACTTTTAAGAACAAGTCCTTTACTTGTATGTGCTACATCTTTACCACCTTTACCATATATCCCACGCTTTCTTCTCTCTGTTACAAGTTCGGAACGCTTTGCTCGTTGTTCAGGTTTTTTATTAAACTCTGTATCGTACGCTTTCTTTTTAGCACGAGCTTTAGGATTGCTGGCGTAGTATTTAGCACTTTTACTTTTCGCAGCCATTAAATCTTATTTGAATTACAAATTTAACGATTTCTTTTTAAACAATAAAAATAATAAAACCTCACTTAACCAAAAAGAGAAGGATTTCTTAAATCATGTTCAACCTCCTGTATTATCTTATTAGTTTTAGCAATGTAATATTTAAAATCAATATCGTAATCTTTTAACGGCTTATTCTCATCATAATTATTAAGCAACATTACAGGGTTACCTTTATGTAAATGTTGTTTATTTTCTGATGAGTTTTTCCGTTTCTTCATCAGATATTCACCTTTACGACAGAAGTAATAACGATTAATGTTTTGTACTTTTTCCTCACCAAAGAAAACCTCGAAGTTTCTGTTTACTTTTTTAGCACAACAAAAATCAAATATAGTTAAACCGTTTTTTTCAGGGTTAGAAATAAACTCTTCAGGTGAAATACCATGTACTAAATACGCCTCTAATGCTCGTGGGATAACTTCCTCATTCGTAGAATCTCCAAGTGGAACATCACCACCATATCTAAACACAGAACCTTTCCTCTTAATTTTATTAAGCCCTGTTTTATGATTAATCATGTTAGCATCATCATCTAACATAAAAGATTCATCAATTACAGAAATGTAAGAATTAGTATTTGAAAATACTATCTTTTTATTTATAGTAAATTCCCAAACTATTCTAAATTCCTTAGCAATGTTTTGAGCAATCTCACAATATTTTGGTAATAACTCTTCTTTTATCATGCATAAAGTACCATCAGTGTTAGTGAACAATACCTTCACACCTTGAAGTTCTGTAAGTTCTTCTATGAATTTTAATTGTATAAGCTGTCCTGTTACCCTTAAAGCGAGGATTTTTTCGGGTGAATATAACCAAGTTACATTACTATCCACAAGCCCCGAGAAGCTATTAAGTACTAATTTCAAAAACTTATCTTTAACTTTATCGCCATTTCGCTTTGCTTCGATTCTGTCGTCGATGATTTCGCAATATTTGTCAAGAACCACCTTCAATTCGTCTCGAAGAAAACCATATTCTTTAAATAAAGTAGGATACAAAGACGCAACATCCGCATCAACAATAACCCATCCATCCTTACTTTCAAAATATTGATTATTGTTTACAGAATGAATACCTCCAACAGATGGTGCGAGCATTACAGCCGTGTCATTTTTGACAACAGGAAAGTCTTCTTTGAAACCACCTCTACTCTTTTTAAATCTTTCGAGTAACTCTTGAAATGGTTTAGTTTTAAATTGTACTTCAGGTAAATGTTCCCCTATTGTAAAAGGTTTAGGTTCATATCTTTGGTTACGAACCATCTTAACATATTCCATATATTTCTTATCACAATCAAGGTCGTCCTCCCATATGCCCCATGGAAAGGTAGCACTGCAATAAACATCTAACAGATACACTGATACAATTTTCGGAGCATCTAAACTCCAACATTCAAGTCCGTAAGTTTTTAAAATGTAACCTCTTAATTTTATCTCTTCTTCTAAAGCGACAAATATCTTTCTTAAAACACCAATATCGTTTACTGTATTATAGTGTATTAAAGCATCTATCTCTTCATCTTTATCTTCAAAGTAATGGTTTATTTCAAATGGTAATTCCTGTATCTCAGGATGTCTTAATTGGACGGCAAGGGCTTTCAAACTTATCTGTTTTGAAATTCTTAAACCTTTACTCCACCCAAGTGTATAAACATCTATTGATTTCCAAGGTCTCTTAAACCATTTATACTCTTTTGTTTTCTCAAAACTATTTTCATCTTGAATTAACATGTCTGAGAAATCTTTAATGTCGTAACAGAAATCACGAACACTTTCATCTTTCAACCGTTTCCAATTCTTCATAAAATAAGATAAAACTACCTCGTCGTAATGAAGTCCGTTGAAAGTTACTAAGAAACCTTTAAATTCTTTCAATGATTTAAACAGTTTCTCACGGTCGTCTTTTCGTTGACTGATTTCACAAACTACTATCTCTTCACTATGAAAATCCTGCCACGAGCATAAGAACAAATCGTTATAGACCTCAATGTCTAAAAGCCATGTCCTGCCTGCTGACTTTTCCTTGTTTTTCTTCATAAGTTGTAATAAGGTTGATAATAGTGTCAAAGTCTTCTTCTTCAAATTCATCTAAATTATTGATAAACCACAAGAAGAAGTTGTCTTTGTTTAGTTGTTTCTTTTTCTTCTTTTCTTTTTTCTTATCTTTCTTACGACCGATTTGAGTAAGCTTGTCTACATAATTGTTCCATTTATCGGTCCCGTGACCCTTCACCCATTCTACCACAATATGAGCGTGGCGTATTTCGTTTATCTTTTCCCATAAGTCCTGATGAGCAACTTCTCCCCCATCTGCTTTTCTCCAACCATTGTGAGCCCATTTATAAACCCAATCGTTATAACTGTTTACAACATATTGAGAATCAGAACGAATGATGCACGGTTCATTTAATTGTTCTGCATATAATAGAGAATTGTATAAAGCAAGGATTTCCACTCTTGAATTAGTAGCATCTTCTATCAGTTCATAATGTTCGTCAATAACTTTATTATGTTCGATAACCGCAAAAGCCCAAACTCCTTTCTTATCGGATAAAGCGTTATTTCCTCCGTCACAGTAAATATAAATCATAATTTGTTTGAAATTGAAATAAAAACTGCCGAGAAGAAATGTATCTCCCCAGCAGTAAAAATAAAACGTCAGTATTATTTAGCCTTAATCTCACTCACAAGGGTACGAACCTCTTTCAAGGTTTTGATAATGTCCATTGAACCTGTTCTTACTCTTGTTCCTGCTGAAGCGTTGTCTTTCTCAACAAACTTAACAGCATCTTCTTTAACAGCATTTAAACGAGCTTCTACTGAAGCTAACAATTCATTTAGTTTTTCTTTTTGTGTTGTCATAATTAAAAAAATTTAAAAATTAATAATTTATTTTATCCAAGTGTTTAAAACTTTAATAGTTTCTAAAGATTGGTCATTTAAGAATAACTCTTCTGTGTTCCACCAAACTTCTTCTTGTAGTTTATTATTAACGATACTTATTCCGTTTGTAAAACTTTCACAACAGAAACCACCGTCGATAAGTTCTAAAACATCCATGAGTGTTGGATTTTTACCTAAATTAACATAGAGATTTTCAACATCTTCACCAAGTTCGTTAATAACTCTACCTGTTGATAGATTTAAAAGATGGTAACCTTGTTTACGCACACCTACTATTTTATAAGTATCACTACCTGTAAGTGTAGTTAAGATTGTTCCTTCTCCTAAATCTTTCAGTCTGTGTAGTTTTCTCACAATCTTTTTCTTCAACTCTACAAAGTGTGGAGGGTAGATAAAATCGTGTTTTACTTTACTATCTTTTGTCATAATTAATTTTTATAGTTGCAAAAATATAACTTTTATTTGAAAGTTCCAAATTATTTCGCATTTAATTTTTCTAAAACTTTTTTATATCTGAGCAAATCTTCTGTGTCTAATTTAACAATTGTTCTTATTTCAGAATAAACCATCTCACCAGCCTCAATTAAATGATTAACTTCGTCTTTTATAAAATTATAAATGAAGTCGTTGTCTTGAGCTTCATCTAAATTTAAAAACTCAAATTCAATATAACATCTTGCAACATCACTCTCGCCAGCGATTTCTAATTCCACAAAATTATTATTTAGGTTTATTGAAATCGTAGAACAAGTCAATAGAGTTTCGTCCGAGATGTCCATTATATCATCTCCGAAAGGAGAGCCTAACCACCTAACATCTAACTTTTCTACAACCTCTTTAAACTTTCTTTGTATCCTCCTAATAGTGAAAGGTATTGTTTCTATAAATTCTTTTGTAATCATCGTTTTCCAATTTTGAATTTCCACCACCATTCCGTACCTTCGTACCACTTTGCAGCTTTTTTATCACTCTCTTCGAGTTTTTTCAACATCTCTTCAAAGAATTTTTGTATTATTTCTGCAATAGTCATAATCCTAAAACTTTTAATTGTTCTTCTGTTAGTGGTTCAAAGTTTGTATAAAAAGTAGTTTCCAAGTCACGAGTGTCCATTCCAAACGGAAGATAACTACTATATGCGTCATATTGAAACAATTTACCTATAACGACTGTCTTTTCATCTTTGTTCCAAAACTTACCCCACTTTCCTATACACTTTTCATAATCTATAGGTCTTTTTTGAGAAAATCTTTCATCAATTCCATATTCTGTAAATGAAAGAAGTTTAAGTGCTGTATTTTTTGAATAACGTACCTCATCTCCATTTTCAAACCTTACTTCACAAATTAAATCTACTGATTTTAATCTTTCATCATTAACATGATATGTATAAATAATTTTCCCCAACCATTCACAATATCAAAAACTCTGTCTCCTACTCTAAATAAATGTGTTTCCATTTTTATTATTCTAATTTTAAAATTTCTAATTGTTCTTCTGTAAAAGGTTCATAGTATTTATAAGAACTAAAAGCAGTTTCAAAAGGTTTGTCCTTTCCTTCATAATAACCAAAAAGTCTACCTACATAAAATTTGTCATCTTCATTATTCCAAAATCTTCCATATTTACCTAAACAACAATGATTTACTATAGGTCTAATTTGACTAAATCTTTCTAACAAATATTGGCTAAAAGATAATCTTTTAAAAGTTGAATTTTTACCATAACTACCATCAAGATTATAACAAAGAAGTGTATCTTCATTTTTGTGTTTATCAAAACTTATTACAATAGGAGAATTAAGACTATTATCTATTTCTATTATTGTACCCCAACCATGTTCTATATCAAAAACTCGGTCTCTAACTTCAAATATTGTTTTCATATCTTTTTATTTCTCTATCAATTTTTTGTATTTTGTCTTGTAAATTCTCTATTTCTAATTCTACGCTTAATCTTCTAGCATATAAATCTTTAATCATTACCTCTTTAAGACTCATATCAAACCATTCAGGTAAGAAAACTCCTTCTTTATTACTTAATTTCCAAGTGAAACATTTTGAATAACCTGCTCTATTTATAAATATATGTTGTATAACATAATCTTTATCATAGTCAGTAATATCATCTCCAAAAATATTAAACTCTCTGTTGTATAATTTAAGCCCTTCCTGAAATTCTAATAGCTTGTTTACAAGTTTTACAGTCTCATCTTCCTCTAATTCATTTGTGTTGCGTGTAAAATTATCGGAAGGTATTACACTATTGTCAATTTCTGTTTTATTTTTTACAGTTCGGTCTTTGTTCTCTGGACTGATAAGGAAATGTGTGTCATCTATATAGATTTTATTCCCCTCTAAGATAGGTCGTAATATAGAAGCAACTTTCCAATACTCCGTCATTCGCCTACTGAGTTCTTTATCATCGTGGTGTTTTAGTTCATACCAAAATTTAATATTATTTTTCATAAGTATAATTTATCTTAGTTTTATTAAATTTTAGACTAGGTTTGAAGTATTTAGGGTTCTCTTTAAAGTCAAGTTCTCCAGGTTCCATCATTTCAGCAAGAAGACTACTATCAAACATTACCTCTTCTTTATCTTTAGAAATAGTATGTTTACCCTCTATATCAACCACTTTATAAAATAAAACAGAACTTCTAATAAAAGTAATTTCAATAGTTTTTAGTTTGAAATTATTATCCCTATATCTATAAATTTGACCTACTTTAAAATCTTCAGGTTTATTTTTATGTTTAATTGCTATCCTAAAATCAGGGTCATCATTTTTATTAAAAGCTAACCACATTATGAAATCTTCTTTTTCTTTTCCATTTAAACTATTTATCTTTTCTTTGTGCTTCTCTAATCTATCGTAAGCATCTCCATAAAATAATTCCATAATAATATCTCATTTTAAATATCCAATTCGTTTAGGATGGCTAAACCATTTTTCATTTTTACCATGATAGAAGAGCCAATATCCCCAAGTTCCTAGTTTATAATTTCTTACTATTTTCTTCTTCATATATCTCTATTAATTTATTTAGAACACCTGATTGAGCATCTTCATAAGTTTCAAAACGTTCTTTCTCAATAAAAGTAAACTCACGACATCCGTTTTCAAATGTACAATCGTCTTCCGATGCTCGTTCATCTTCAAGAGCAACTATCTCATAATAAAACCCTAAACGCTCGGTTATAAAACCGTCGTAGTAAGGTCCCATGTTGAACTCCAATCCTTTCTCTCTAAACCACGCAAAGACTTGGTCGTAAAGAATTTTAGGAACTTTTTCATGTCTTGTACCAAACCCTGAAGTACCTTTCTCACGCTCCCAATAACAATCGAAAGTCACCCAATCAAACCCTAAATCTTTCATTTTTAAACAAAGATTGTATGGAATGTATAGATTTTGTTCTTTAATTTTTTTTCATTTTTTTAATTCTTCTTTAATGGTGTCTTTAATAATAGAAAATATTATTGGTAAAGGGTACAACATTACAATAATAACATTTAAACCTGGGACTATAAGTCCTAACAATAATAATCTTCTTTTGAATTTATCGCTGAGATTTGGCTCATCTTGGATAAGTCTATAATAAAACATCAAATATAAGATATTAAAACATATCCAAAACATCAAACTTACTGCAAATATAATAAAATATTTCATAACTTCTAACAATTTTTATTTATTTTATTTTATCAATTGTACATCAACTATGTGAAAATTTATTTCCCGAAGTTCTTTTTCAAGTTGTCTTAATTCTTCGTTTAACTGTTTACGATTTTTCACAATTAACTCGAATTCTTTCATGAAAGTATGTTCTTCATCATCGTAGACATATATTATTTTAAAGGTCATAATATCTTCTCTATTCGTTCTTTATGTGCTTTAAGACCCTTTTCTGCTTCGGCTTTACAGTCTAAAACATCTACCTCACCATTGGTCATACTGCAATGTGTAATTTCTAATTCAGACAGACAAAATTCAATAATTCTATTTAAGTATTTTATATTATTCAGAACATCTTTATAATCCTCTCTCCACTCTTCAGGATATTTACCGCCAAAAGTACTTTCTATCAGATTATAGACAAAATTTTCTTCAGCGTTTTGTTTTCCATATTCTTTAAAAATTCTTGGAAGTAAATCGTTATAATTAACAAATCCTGTAAAATGGTTTGCTAAGTATAAATTCATTATATTATGTGTAGGTCTCAATTCTTTAGGAGTTAAATCTTTTATATTTATCTCTCTTTTATCTTCATCTAACAAAAATATTTCATATCCTTCTTCCCAAGCAATATTTAACATTAGGGGATTAGAAGTTTCATGTTTATCAGGTAAATTATCTAAAAATTCTTTTTCCTCATCAAAGTGAGAGTTTAAAGAAATAAGTGTTCTATTAAATATCAGTCTTTTCATTTCTATAAATTTCAATTAGTCTTTTTAATAATTATTCTCTTACTTCTTCATATGCTTTTATTAATTCTTCTATACATTTTATAAAGT